GTGCCGCCGACCGACCCCCTCCCGCCGTGGGTACTCCACACCCGCGAAGCCGTCGGGGTCCGCGTGCGCGAACTACGCACCGAGCGCGGCTACTCCCAAGAACGACTCGGCGAACTCGCCGGCCTCGACCGCAAAACGATCAACCGGATCGAAGTCGCCGCATACGGCACGAGCCTCGACCACCTCACAATGATCGCCCGCGCCCTCGATGCCCCCCTTGCATCACTCTTCAGTTGACACCACGTCTATCAGCGCCGCACCCAACACAGTTGTTACCCGACAACCACCGCCACGACCAGCACAGACACCTCACCCCATGAGGTATTCGGAGCCGACGGCCCCACGGATTGGTCACCGACACGAAGAGGCCCGGCCATCCGCGACGGGGGTGTACACGGACGGCCGGGCCAGGGAACTCCAGTCAGAGGCAAGGCCACAGACTGGAGTTGGCCACAGGATCAGCCGGGGGCGGCGACTCGACAGTGATCCGCGCGCACTCGCCGCAGCGGAACATCACACCCCGTCCGCACACGTCGATCCGTTCCATCGGCTCACCGCAGCACACCACTTGCGCCTCGTCGCCGCGGCCTGCCATCAACTCGCCCCGCTGGGCTGCTCGGCGAGCCACGGCCAGGCTCCCGGCTCGCGGCCGATCTCCGCGGCATGCATGTCGCAGGCGACGATGACGCCACCGCGCGGTCCGGCCTGGTCGCCCGTCATGCTGCCCGTCTCCACCTCGTGCACGGGGACTGTGCCGGGTTCGGTACAGCGGATGCACTTCACGGTGCGGCCTGCGTCGCACGCTGCTCCATCGCCTCAACCTGGCGGCACAGCCACTTCGAAGCGTCGGAACGCGCAGCCAGCGGCCGGGCGCAAGGAAGGCACGCGTATACGCCGCCGCCCCAACCTGAGCCGGCCTCGTGGGCGGCCACCATGACCACGTCGTCCGCCCAGCCGGAATGCCACGAGCAGTGTCCCGGGTGTCCATCGGAGGGCGGGCTGTCGCCCGTAGTGTGGTCCATGTCGACTCCATCCAGTCGTCCACGCCCCGGGCCGTGCTAGCGGCGCCGGGGTTTCGTCCTGCTTGGCCCAGCACGGTGAGATTCGACCTTACTACCCCCTGCTACCCCTGCGGGTAGCTATGGCAGGTCACGGGTGGGCGACTAGCTTCCACACGTGATCATCGACAGGGAAGGGCCCGTCCCGCCGTACCGGCAAATCGCCGACGACCTGAAGCGGCAGATCGAAGACGGCACCATCCCCCGCGGTCGAGCAATCCCCAGCATGATCAAACTGGAAGCCGAGTACGACGTCGCCCGCGACACCATCCGCAAGGCCACCGCGGTCCTCAAGGAAGAGGGCCTCGTCGAGACCGTGAACGGCATGGGCATCTTCGTCATCGACCCTGACGAGGGTTAGCGGGCGTCCCAGTGCTTGTACTTGCGCCAGTCACGGGCGCCGCCGCGATAGAGCCCGTCGAGGTGTTTCACCACCAGCCCCTCAATACCGACCTCGGGCGTCCAGCGCTCCCACCAGTCGAGCGCCTGGTCGCGTGAAGTGGTCGACGGCACTGGCTGAATCGGCGGGCCGAGCACGCCCACGACTTGGACGAGCCGTTCACGCCGCTCCGCATAGCCGCGAACGCGGAGATCTTCACCGTCGTGTTCGAGGATGTCGAAGGCCGCGAAACTCGCGGGCAGTTGCTTCGACAGAGGCCACGCCTTCCGCGGGGCCGAGAGGGCACGCCGCTGGACAGCGAAGAAGTCGATGCGCTGCTCGTTCCAGATGACGACCTCGCCGTCGATCACGCAGCCGACGGGAAGGCGGAGGGCCGCGGTAGCGACATCCGGGAAGTGCGTGGTGATGAGCCGGCCGGACCGCGCCTGGACGACTACGCCGTCCGGGCGATGGAAGATCAGGGCGCGCCAGCCGTCGAACTTCGGCTCGTAGGCCCACACGTCGCCGGGTGGCAGTGCGTCGACACGGCGGGCGAGCGCCGGGCGGATAGGTGGGTCGAGGAGCACTGTTCCAGCGTGGGGTGTAGCCACCGGCCCGGCACCTCGTAGACTCGAACACATGTCCGATCTGCCTCTGCCTCCCGACCTGGAACGCCTCCAGACGATCCGCGCCTGGATCGACCAGCAGCGATCACGGCAAGCAACGATCGGCACCTTCCTCGACGTGATCGCCACCGCCGTCGACGATGCACTGTCCGCTGCCAAACCGGCAGGCCCGCCCGACGGCTACCGCATCCAGAAGACGCGGCTCCCCGAAGGGAAGGCCGTCCTGCACCGCGGCGACTGCTGGATCAGCGACGGCGCCACCATCAGCCGCGACGACGCGCTCCTCGCCCTCGCCGACGACGTAACCAGCGGCAACCTGGAGATGTGCCAAGCCTGCCGACCCGAAGACACGCTGGAGCCGTGACGGCGTGCCGGAACTGCCGGAAGATCTGCCGCGCCTGTGGACCATCAAGCGCTACCTGCTTCTACTGCTCGCCGACGTAGACAAGGCCATCGAGACCGCGGAGAACGGCAGCCCGCGCGGCAAGCCACCCCCGCCGCGCTGGTGCATCCAGTGGCGGCACACCCCCGTCGGCACACCGAGGCTCGGCATCCTCCACCACGCGGGCTGCTGGATGGCGACAGGTGACCGGCTCACCATCCGCGAAGTCCAGGCGCTGCGGCAGGATCCGGGCCGGCGGATCGAGCGATGCGAGGCGTGCGGGCCCGGTCAGTCAACTGAGGGATAGGGCCTGTCTGTTGGCCGTGCCAAGCTATTGCGGTGACCGCTTTCAAGAGCCGCCTCGCCCTCCTCCTCCCCGCCCTGTTGCTCGCGTCCGCGTGCACGGCGGCAGCCACCGACAACCAGCAGCAGACACCCGACGCAGGCCAAGGAGGGAAGCGGCTTGCGGCCGTCATCGAACGCCTCGACGTGAAGCCCGCCCAGCCCAGCGGCTACGACCGGGACAAGTTCAAGCTGTGGATCGACGCCGACCACGACGGCTGCGACACCCGCAAGGAAGTCCTCCTCGCCGAGGCGACGAAGAAGCCGCGTCAGGGCGACGACTGCAAGCTGACGGGCGGCCAGTGGACCAGCTACTACGACGGGAAGACCGTCACCCGCGACCGTCAACTCGACATTGACCACGTGGTGCCGCTCGGCGAGGCGTGGGCGTCCGGCGCACGGGACTGGCCCGACGACAAGCGGGAGCGGTACGCCAACGACCTCGGCGCTGCCAGCTCGTTGGTCGCCGTCTCACTCGGGCCGAACCGCTCGAAGGGAGACCGGGACCCGGCCGAGTGGATGCCGCCCGCCAAATCCGCATCGTGCCGATACACGACGGACTGGGTGAGCACCAAGGCCCGTTGGGACCTGGCCATCGACAGCGCCGAAAAGACCAAGCTCAAGCAGCTCGCCGCCGCCTGCCCGGGCGCGAGGGTCAACTACAAGCACGCCAAGTAGCGCGCTACGCTCACACGACGGCGCCCCTGGTAGATCGGATACCAGGGGCGCCGTGCTGCGGTGAGTGGTCAGTCCCGCAGGCTGTCCACTACGTGCTCGGTGAGCCGGTAGCCGCGCCGGAGTTGGGCACCAGACGTCCACCGCTGGCGGCCCACCACGAAAGTGACGGCGCCCTGCGGGGTCACCGTCACCGGCAAGAGCCTCGCGCGGCCGCCGTCGCCCAGTGCCTGGATGGCCACGTGAATGCCCGTCTGGTAACGCGAGGCCCACACCTGGCCGGGCTTGATCTCGGACGTTGCGCTCATCACTTCTCCTCTTCGTTGAGCCTCGCGGCGAGACCGGAGGCGTGCTTGTCCAGGTAGGCGATTGCCTGCCGAAGTCGATCGGTGGAGTCCTTGGCGTTGCCCAACAGCAGGTTGCAGTGGTGGCACAGCAGCGCCCGTATCTTGCCGGTCGCGTGGCAGTGGTCGACGTGCATGCGGCGGTCGCTGCCTGGCTTCTCGCCGCAGAGCGCGCAGCGATGTTCCTGCTCCGCCAGCATCGCGTTGTACTGGGTGAGGTTGATCCCGTACAGGTGCCGCAGGCTGTGGTCGAACACCTTGTCCTTGCCCGCGCCGTTGCTGTTCTTGTACCGCTCACGGTCCTTCGCGCGGCGGCACGGCTTGCAGTACGAGTCGCGCTTGAAGCCCTTCCAGCGGAACTCGGTTCCGCGCTTCGTCTCACCGCACACGGTGCAGGTGTACTCGCGCCCTTGGGTCGCCTCGATGGCGGTGCGATCGGTCGGCGTCGTCACAGGCCGATCCCTCTCATGGGGTTCTCTTCACGGGCGTCGACTGCGCGGATGTACTCCAGGACTTGGGGTGAGCCGTCCGCCCACCGGCCTTGGCTGCGGATGGCGGAGATGGGTGCCTTGTTCTTGTACGCCTCGCCTGCACCTCCGGCCCGGAAGCCGTGGGCGGTGTAGACGAGGCCGTCGCCGCCCGGGAGCGCGCGAGCGGCCCGGCGCTGGACCATCTCGTTGATGGCGTCGCCGGACATGGCGTCGTGAGTGATCTGCCCCCACCGGTTGATGGCGCGCAGCAGCTTGCCCTCGGTGATGCCGCGCTCCGTGAGGGCTTCGCAGTAGGCGCGGACGACGCGGACGGGGTCGGTGTCCTTGTGCACGCCGCGCGGCACGATGACCTCTGCGCCCTCGCCTTCCTGGTCCGTCTTCGATGACCGGATGAAGATGGTCAGGTCGCCTTCGTCGTCCTCGCGGATGTCTTCGAGATAGAGGCCGGCGAGCTCGGAGCGGCGGGCCATCATGGCGAAGCCGAGGACGAAGATGACGCGGTCGCGGAGCCCGGCGAGCGTGGCCGGGTCGCAGTCGAGAACCAGGGCGCGGACCTTGGCGAGATTGATGGGGGGCGCCTTGCGCTTGCGCGTCCCAGCCTCCGTGCGGCGGCGCTTGTACCCCTTGAGGATGCGCAGCGCTGGTTCTGTGTCTGGCTGCTCGCGATATCCGGCTGCCTTGTGCGCGACACGGATGACGGCGATGGCCTGCTCGATGGATGAGGGTGCGGGGGTGCGGCCGGTGCGCTTCGACGGGGTGACCGTCAGGTGCCGCACGTACTGCGCCAGGGTCTGCGGCGTGGCGGGCAGGGGCGTCCGGTCCTGCCCGGTGCACCACTCCTTGAAGGTCTCCCACTGGCGACCGTAGGCGCGTTGCGTGTTGGCGGGGATCGAGTCCTCGATCGCTTCGCGGGCGTCGTCGGACAGTTCGTGATCGCGTGCGGTGTGGGCGGGGCGCGTCTCGACGACAGCGGGGAGTCTGTCGTCGTCGACGAGTTCGGCTTCGAGGGGTTCCTCTGGGGTCGGGTTCACCCCCTCATCTTACCGCTGCTAAGGAAAGTTATCCAGGGTTAGAGCACACTCCAGGGGCAGCCAGTAACAAGACGTTATGCGCTCCACCACTCCATCACCCCTTGGATGTAACTCTTGCCGTACACCCAAGACTTGCTACCATGGGTTCATGAAGACGACCGAGAGCGAGATCCGCAACGCAGTCCTCAACGAGGCCATTGAGGCGGCGCAGGGCGAGTACCTGACGGAAAACACCGGCACCGACGAAGACGCGGCGTACAACCGAGGCGTCGCAGACGCTGTGGCCGCCATCGGCGCACTGATGGAGGGCAAGTGAGCGAGCGCCTCCTCCCCAACGGCTTCTGCTGGTGCGGCTGCGGGCGGGAGGTCGGGCTGGGGAAGTTCTTCGCCCCCGGCCACGACAAGCAAGCTGAGGCTGCGTACATGGCGGTCTATCACCAGGGCTCTGTGGCGCAGCTCTTGGCTGACACCGACCACGGGCCCGACGACGAAGTGTCCATCCGGGACGCCGCGCTGAAGCACGGCGGCTGGGAGACCTGCCCGCGCGGCTGCGGCTACGCCGGGGCGGCGGCCAGCGTCCGCAACCACCTGAAGAAGCACAGCGAGAAGGAGGACTAACTCGTGAAGCGATCCGAGGCCATCCGTATCCACGAGAACAACGCGGCGTACTACGAGCGGAGCGCGGCCAAGGCGTCTGGTTCCACGAAGCGGGAGCTGCTGGAGGCCGCCGCCGAGGAGGCCGCGCGGGCCGAAGCTGCACGCAACGGTACGCACCCCGCCGCCCTGACAGACTGATCCACCGCATGAGCACGCCGCCCCTGGTAGTGGAAGTACCGGGGGCGGCGTTGTGCGTCAGGGTACCGGCCGCCTCGTCGGTAGAATGATCGGCATGACCGCGGGGGTTGAGGGCTGTGTGTGCGGGTCTGCCGCCGAGGCGAACGCCCGGCTGCGGGAGTTCGCGCAGGGCCGTGCGCTGTGGACGCCGGAGGCTCTGGCTGAGTACAACCGGCTGCGCGCGGCGTGGTTGGCGGCCTGCCGTCGGGAGATCGCGGCTGCTGCGTAGGCTGCGGGTATGAGCGTCATAGACCCTGACAGACACGCCGACTTGATCCAGCTTCAGCGCGCCGTGTTCGCGGCGACGGAGGAGCTGTACGCCTACGAGGGCGACCATGCGGAACCGCTGCGGGAGAAGGCGCGGCAGGCGGCCGCAACAAAGGAGGCCGCCCTCTATGAGAGCGGCCTCGTAGCGGAGCACGGCTATCACATCGCCAGCATCGACCTGAAGCAGGCGGCGAAGGTGGAAAGCTAGGGTCAGCGCATTTGCGCGGCGCGTAGGGCTGCCTGCTGCCACTCTTCGGGCGCGTAGTTCACGGCGACTACTCCGGCAAGGATGAGGAGCATGTCCTCGTGCAGGACGTCGTTGCTGCAAGCGATACGGCGGGCCTCCGTGTGATCGCCGTTCATGAGGCAAGTAACCATCGCCGTGGCCGCGTTGAACGCCTCGCCCTCGCGGGACATGGAACTTGACATCCCACCTCCAGGTAGAGAGTTGGCCCCGCCGTGGTGGCGGGGCCGTCCACTTCGCCGCAGCAGCCAGCATGGGTTGATGTGGATACGTCCAGTGTCCCAGCAGGCGCCGACAGTACGGGCGGTCTAGGCGCTGCTCGCGCCGTGGAACGTGGCGATCAGCAGGTACAGGGCGACCGCGATCAGGAAGCACAGGATGATGACGAGCGTCTTCTCCGACTCTTTCACTTGATGCCCTGCACCTTCGCGTTGGCGAGGAGCGCCTTCAGCCCGTTGATGTCGTAGGCCAGCAGCTTGCCTTGGTTGGTGGCCGTCTTGTAGCCCCCGCTCGGGGAGCACATGAGCGGCTTGTTCTTGTAGCTGGTCTGCACGCACTCGTAGTCGGCCACCGTGCCGTCCCGGTTCAGGTCGACGTTGGGGTGGTCCAGGCCGAGGACGTGCAGCATCTCGTGGACGTGGACGTTCCACATGTTCGCCGTCGGCAGCGTGTTGCGGCCGTCGTAATACTCGGAGTCCATCTGCACGATCCCCCCGAACGCACTGTTGTCGGTGGTGTCGTAGCACGGCAGCGCCCGGGAGAAACCCTTCTTGCCGAGGGGCTGGTAGACGCGGGTCACGTGGATGTGGCCCCGCGGGGCGCACTTGCCTGCTGCGACGGTCTCGACACCGCCGACAGTCAGCTTGACGCCGGCCGCGTTGATCTGCGGCACGGCTTGGGCGAGGTACTTGGCGGTGAGGTTCTTCGTCGCGGTCGACTCGAAGGTGACCGTGTACTGCTGCGACGGCTTGATCGAGGTGACGTTCTTCGCCGTGAAGACCTTCCAGCCGGAGCCGACGGTGGTGACCGTGACGGCGCTGGCTTGGGTGGCGGTGAGTGCGACAGTGGCGGCTATCGCGGCAGCGACGATGGCAGGGCGTCTGAGCATGCGGGTTCTCCCTATGAAGTTGTGGGGGGACGCCGCCCGTTGCGGCGCCTTCACGCGGCGTTCACTGGTTGGACGCAACCGGAATAAGGATAGTTGCGGGCTCAACTACACGGATACGTAACGGCGTTGAGGCGTCTCACACACCGATGTCGTACAGGTAGGGCCGTGCTTCCTCCGGCACCGGCGCTGGCTGCGGCACCTGCTGCCCAGAGCCACGGACCACGGCAACCAGCGTCCGGGTCCACGCTTGCAAGTACGTGATCGCCGCCGACTGCCCGGAGATCTTCGCTTCCTGGCCTGAGATCTTCACTTCGGCGCTCTCGATGCGGGCCTCCAATCGGGCTATCTCCTTGTCCTGCCGCTCGGTGACCACTGTGAAGTCGTCGCGGCGTGACTGCCCTCGCGGCTGGCGGCGCCCCACCACGGCGACGACGATCCCGCCGAGGGCGGTCACGATCGCCACCCCCAGGGCCGACAGGGCGGTCACCATCGCGCTACTCATGGGCTCTCCGGGGATTCGCGCCGGGCTGGCTCATCCCAGCCGACGAGTACAAGCGGCAACGTCCCGAACGCGGCGAAGATCGCTGCGCTGATCCAGCCGCGGGGGTTGTCGTAGAGGGGCCACCACGAGACGAAGAAGCTGAGGGCCCATGGCACGGTGGCCAGCCACAAGCCGGTGAACCCGGGCCAGTCGCGGCCGGGGCGGAGGAAGGCGCAGAAGATAGCGAGCAGGCCGGCGCCGATCCATGTCCACGACCAGCAATCCAGGTCCATGACCATCAACAGCAGTCGAATCCCGGACTTGTTGGGGATCGGCTTGGCCAACTGGCCTACGCCGTACAGGGTGACGAGGCCGCCGAGGAGGAGGAGTGTCGCACCTCGGCGGCCTACGAGGTGTGCGAGCCTCCGCAGCTCGCGTGGCATCAGCCCTTGGCCTGCTCGGCGGGGATTCCGGGCGGCACCGGGGCTTCGACCTGGGTGCGCTCGTACAGGGCGAGGGCGGCGGCGACGACGGCCATCACCATGCCCTGCTTCTCGGTGCCCCAGTTGAGGCCGAAGCCGACGAACAGGGCCATGGCTGCCTGTGCGGCCTGGAGTATCGCGGCGGCGACGGCGCCGACCTTGGCGACGACGGCGAGGATGACGCCGACGGCGGCGGCGGCGAAGGCGTTGACGAGGGTCTGCTGTGTCTCGGTGACGTCGAGGCCGAACGCGGTGAGCATCTTGAGGAGTGCGGCCAGCATGCCGAGCCACAGGGCGGGTTCACGACCGAAGATCTTCATGGCAGGTTCCGTTCTGGAGAAGAAATGGAACAGGATGGTTCCGCTTGTGAGGGGTCAGGCGTTGTTGCCCTTCGAGTCCTTGGCGACAGACAGCACCCGCCGCCAGCCGTCGGCGCCGAACACCCGGCCGCCGGTGGTCGTGGTGTAGTTCAACTCCTGCTTGTAGAAGGCGTGGACGGCCTTGGCGGTGGCGTCGTCGTACGTGCCGGTGACCTTCACGTTCGGGTCCACCAGCCGGTTGATGTTGCGCTGGAGCCAGCCCACGTACCAGCCGCTGTCGCCGTGCCTCAACTCCGGCATGTAGCCGGTGACCTTGAGCCACTTCTTGGGCCGCGGCGGGGCTACACCCTTCATGTGGGCCTGCCACCCGAGAACGTCCGCCGCGTAGTCGCCGCCGGTCGTCGCACTGTCCGCGGACTTGCCTGCGGCGAGAGCCGTCTTCACACCGGTGAGGCCCGCGTTGTAGGCGGCGACCGCGTTCGGCCAGGACTTCAGCGCCTTGTAGTTCGCGGCCAGCAGTGCGGCGGCGTAGTCGGCTTGGGCTTCGACGCCGGACGGGACCTTGTGCCAGCGGTCGTCGATCTGCCAGACGCCGTGTCCGTGGCCACCGTCGCCAACGACGTCCCGCAGGTTCGTCTCCCTGCTGCCGACGGCGAGGAGCAGGTTGGCGGTGAGGCCGTGCTTCTTCTCCACCGCGGGGATGAACCGCCAGTGTGTGAGCGCCTTCTCTGCCTGCGCCTGCACTGTGGCAGCGGTTTCGCGGGACTTCGGGGTGATGGACTTGGCCATGCCGGGTCCGTTCTCGTCAGGCGACGACGTCGAAGCCGTGCTTCGAGCCGAGCTTCTTGAGGGAGGCCATGCCGGGGATGCCGTCGGCGTCCCGCCCGCTGTAGCCGAGGCGGCGCTGCCAGGCGGCGTACGCCCTGACTGTCACCGAGCCGAAGGAGCCGTCCCCGGCGTAGGTCTTGCCGAGCAACTTCTCCTTGACGAGGGCGGCTTCCACCAGGTTGGTGCCTGCCATGTACGTGACGTGGCCCTGCTTAGCGGGCGGGTCGGCCTTCGCTGCCGACACCAGCTTCGACAGGTCAACGCGCGGCTTGCTGGGAGTCGGCTTCGGGTCGGGAACGGTCGGCTTGCCGCCGGGCTTCGACGCGAGCTGCTTCTTCACGTCAGCGCGGAACACCGCCATGTCGAAGCTGGGGTCGATCTTCCCGGGCTGCATCTCCTTGTGTCCGGCGATGCTTCGCTCGGTCCAGCCGTGCGCGCGGCACAGTGCGGCGGCCCACAACACGGCCTGCCGGTATTGGGCAGCCGGGTACGGGTCCTTCCCGTTGCCGTAGTTCTCGATCTCCAGGCCGTACAGGGAGTCGTTGCCGTCGGCCCGGGTGTCGTTGTCCGGGGGCAGCTTCGCCTTCTCCGCGATGAGCGCCTGGAGTACGTCGTAGTCGACGCCGCCGGCGTGGTTGGCGCGGCCGTGACCGATCATCCACAGGCCGGCGGTCTTGCCGAGCCAGGAGTGGCAGAGCGGTCCGGGCAGGTCGGAGCGTCCTCGGTAGCAGAGTTCCTTGTCGCCGTGTCCGGCGGTGTGGTGGATGAGGACGCCGTGGACGGGCCCGAACTTCTTGCCAGTGGCGGAGTCGCGATTGTGGGTGCGCCAGCCGCTGTGTTCGTGGACGGTCAGTCCTTCGGCGCGGAGGGCGGCGACGATCGCGTTGGCGCTGAGTGGTGTGGCCATGCGGGCTCCCGATTCGATGACTTCTCCTTCGAATCGTAGACCGTTGACCCTAGATAGCCTGCGATTCGCAGGCATAGGGCTAGGCTGGGTTCAGGGTCACGGTCCGACCCGGCGGCGGGGCCCATGGCCGTGCGGGTCCGTGCGCCCCGCCGCTCCAACCCGCACACTCCACCCGCACTGGAGACCCCATGAACAGCAATCCCGCGACCGACAGCACCCCCGAGCAGGGCAAGACTCCGCCGGTGAACGGCCAGTTCCCCTCACCCGCGACCGGCTTCCGCGAATACCTCGTCGACGCCATCGTCACGTTCGAGCGGCACGACCATGACGCATCCGACTACGACCACGACTTCGACGAGGTGTACGCCCGACGGAACGCCGAGGCGTTCATCGACAGCGCGATACGCGCGAACACCCAACCGCAGCCGGAGCCTGAGAAGCAGGTGGCGGTGTACGGCATCGGCCTCGGCGAATGGGACCGCATGTGGGCCACCCTGCGCCATGTCGAGCAGCTCCTCACGCCCAGCGGCGCGGACCGCTGCGGCGGGGAGTGTTCGGAGGGGCACACGTACGCCAGGCGCTGCGAACAGGCGCCGGTGCGGGACGACGAGGGCGGGAACTGGCCCGAGAAGTTCGCTGCGCTCAAGGAGAAGACTCACCACAAGATTCGCTCGCTGGAAGAGGAGAACGAGCGGCTGCGCGCTGCTGCGGACACCCCGCGCGACGACAGCGAGGATGCCTCGCGGCTCATGGGACTCGTCACCAAGGCGTACAGCAAGCCGATGGCCGAGCAGTTCGACAGGGAGTTCCCCGGCGACGACTGCATGGGCGAGTGCGACCCGACGACCGGAGGGTTCACGCACCGCCCGGACTGCTACGTCCAGCTCGACGACTCTGCCACTACGGCCACGGCGGACGCGACGCTCGCCGACCGGATGCTCGTAGCCCAGGCCGAACACGAGCGAGCGGTCACCATCCACAGGGCCAGCGGCGAGGGCAACGTCGAACCGGGCCTCACCCTGTACATGCTTGCCGCCGTCGAACCCGAACTGGCCCGGCTGCGGCAGGAACGCGACGACGCCCGGTCCTGGGTGCGACACGGCACTGGGGAGAACATCCGGGCCATCGTCCGAGATGAGATCCACCGCGCCGAACGCACGGGCCGGGCGCGCCGATGACCGCGCAGTCTGTGGGCCAGCTCCTCGACAGCCTCGGCGCCACCCTCGACCTCGACGAAGGCGACATGGTCACCGATGTCATGGTGATGGCCAAGGTCATCAAAGCCGACGGTGACGTGTCCCTCGTCAAAGGCACCTCCGAAAGTCTCGACTGGATCAGCGCAGTCGGCATGCTGTCCGCCTCCCTGGAGATCGAGCACGGCCGTTACCGCAGGGTGGAGGAAGACGAGTGACCGCCCTCGACGTGTTCGGCTGGCAGGCCGACGAGACCGGTTGCGGCACCTACCGTGTCGCGCTCCCGATGCAGGGCCTGGCCGAGCTCGGCCACCGCACCGCGGCCAGTATGCGGATGCCCAACTCCGTGCGCGACAACGTCGACACGGTCATCGTCGGGCAGCGCGTGTGCAAGCCCGACCCCACCGTCATGTGGCAGCACCTCGCCAAGCAGGGCCGCCGGCTGGTGTTCGAGATCGACGACGACCTGTGGAACGTCGACGCCAGCTCGCCCACCGCGCACCGGTTCTTCGCCAACCCCGAGGTCCGCGCCAACCTGGAACGGAACATCCGCGTTGCGCACGCCGTCACCGTCACGACCGAGCCCCTCGCCGAGCGCGTCTCTACCTGGAACAGCAACGTGCACGTCGTACCGAACGCCGTCCCCGACTGGCTCGTTGAGCACGAGCCGGCCCGCCGCGACGACGGCGTCCTCACCATCGGCTGGGGCGGATCCGCCACACACCAGATGGACTTCGCCCAGGCCGCCAGCGAACTGCGCCGCTTCTTCACCCGCAACTCCGACTGCGAACTCCACTGCATAGGCGTCGACTACGCCTCCTGGATGCGCGTCCCCCCAGCGCAGACCCGGGCCACGCCGTGGGTGCCTTGTGTCGACGACTTCCTGCGGGCCATCGACTACCACGTCGGCATCGCCCCGCTCCGGCCCCACCTGTTCAACCAGGCCAAATCGGCGCTGAAAGCCCTCGAAGTCGGGGCGCTCGGTATCCCCGTCGTCGCATCCGCCGTCCGCCCATACGAGGGCTACGTACGCCACGGCGAGACCGGGTTCCTCGTGCACCGCGACCACGAATGGGCCAAGCACCTGCGCGTCCTCGTCAACGACCCTGACCTCCGGCGCGAGATGGGCGCCGCCGCCCGCGAACAAGCCCGCGGCCACACCATCACCGCCACCGCACCCCTCTGGCAGAAAGCGATCCTCGGATGACGAAGCATGTGCTGCTCACAGGATGTTCGGGCTTCGTCGGGTCGCATGTCCTGCGGCACCTCCTAACCAACACCGACTGGACGATCTCCGCGCCGGTCACCTTCCGGCACCGAGGCGTCCCGAAGCGAATCGCGTCCGCGCTGGAGGACCACCCTGAGTGGTGGGAGCGGGTCGACGTCATCTACTGCGACCTCACCGCGCCGATCGACCCGGTCACCGCGGCGCGGTTCGGCCGCGTCGACTACATCCTCAACGTCGCCTCCGAGTCGCACGTCGACCGCAGCATCGAGCTGCCTGGCGCGTTCATCGAGAACAACGTCCGCCTGATGACGAACGTTCTCGACTACGCCCGCACAGCCCGTCCCGCCGTGGTCATGCAGATGTCGACGGACGAGGTGTACGGGCCGGCACCGGACGGCTACGAGCACCGCGAGTGGGACACCATCGCCCCCTCCAACCCGTACTCGGCGAGCAAGGCCGCACAGGAAGCGGTGTGCTTCACGTACTGGCGGACGTACGGCGTGCCCGTCGTCATCACCAACACGATGAACATCGTCGGCGAGCAGCAGGACGTCGAGAAGTTCATCCCCAAGACGCTCCGCGCGCTGCTTCGCCGCGAGCCCGTCACCGTCCACGTCTCGCCCGAGGCTCGGCCCGGGTCCCGCTTCTATCTGCACGCCCGAAACCTCGCCGACGCCTGGCTGCACCTGCTGCGCACGCACACCCCGCAGTCGTACAACGCGGGGGACGAGCGGCCGTCGCGCTTCCACATCGTGGGCGAGCGGGAGGTGGACAACGTCGAGATGGTGCGGCTGCTGGCCGGGCATCTGGGCATCGACGAGCCGCAGTTGGACCTCGTCGACTTCCACTCCAGCCGGCCTGGTCACGATCTTCGATACGGGCTCGACGGCAGCAAGCTCGCCGCGACGGGCTGGACGGCGCCGATTGGGTTGGAGGAGTCGTTGAAGAAGACGGTCGCCTGGACGCTGACGCACCCGGAGTGGCTGGGCATGACGGTCGCCGAGGTGGCGGTGTGAACCGGCCCTTCCGTGTCGCGGTGGTCCCGACCCGGGACCGCCACGACATGCTGCGCGACTGCGTCGACTCAATCGTCGAACAGGTCGACACAGTGTTGGTCATCGACAACGAGTCCTCCCCGGCGATCAGCATGAGCCAGTGGCCGATCACCATGGACCGGGCATTGGTCGCTGTCACGCGCGCCGAGATGGACCCACCGAACATCAGCCGCCTGTGGAACATCGGGATCTACGAGGCAGACCACGAGGCTTACTGCCACGGTGCGCGGGAGTGGGACGTCGTCGTCCTCAACTCCGATGTCGTCGTCCCGCCCGGCTGGGTGGACGCCCTGTCTGCGGCGATGCGCGCCACCACGGCGGTGCTCGCCTATCCCGACCAGTGCGGCGGCACCGAGCAGATCCTCCACACGAAGGCCGAGCCTGTCGACCTGCGGCAACGCATCACCGGCTACGCCTACATGCTGCGCGGTGAGGCTGATCTCCGGCTCGACGAGTCGATGGTCTGGCACTACTCGGACGACGACCTCGACTGGACTGCACGTGAGCGCGGCGGCGCGCTGCTGGTTCCCGGCTTCGCCGTCGAGCACCGCGACCCGAACGGCTCGATGCGAGACCGGCCCGAGCTGAACGAGCAGGCGGCGCGGGACCGGGAGACGTTCATCGCCAAGTGGGGAAGGGCGCCGCACTGATGCACCCCGAAGCCCGCGACGGACTCGCCCGCGCGCTCGATGCCTCGGGCCTTGACCTCGACCGGCCGTGGCGCGTGCTCGACCTTGGGGGCCGGGACATCAACGGCTCCATCCGCGGCCTGCTGCCGAACGCTGTGTGGACCGGCGTGGATATCGAGCCGGGTCCCGGCGTGGACATCACGCACGACTGCACCCGTCCCTGGCCCGACAACGGCCCGCTGTTCGACGTGGTGGTGTGCACGGAGGTGCTGGAGCACGTCAAGGACTGGCCGTCACTGTTGACGACGTGCGCCGAAGCGCTGGCCCCGGCCGGGCCGCAGTTCCTGTTCGTCACCTGCGCCTCGGACGGACGGCCGCGACACGGCGCCGCAGGCGGACCTGTGCCGCTGCCCGGCGAGTGGTACGGCAACGTGCCGCCCGGGACGCTGCACGAGGCGCTGACGGCCCGCTTCGACCACGTGGCGGTGGAGTACCGAGCGAACCCCGGCGACGCCTACGCCTGGGCGGAAGGAACACGACTATGACAGGTCCCGAACACTACCGTGAAGGCGAGAAGCACATCCGGGAAGCCGACAAGGCCGAGACCCCGGACGAGGCGTCCCGGCATATGTCCGCCGCGCAGACGCACTTCAACGCCGCCCACATCGCGCTGCTGGCAGCGACGCATCAGCCGGGCAGTGTCGCCTGGCAGGAGGCAATCGGGCCATGAGCGACGCCAAGGATCTGATCATCGCCGCGCTGCGGAAGCGCGCCGCGAACGGCGGCCAGCATCTGCATCACCGCGACTGCATCCACAACCTGCCGCCCGAGAAGCAGGTCGAGATGCGAGGCAAGACCGTCGAGTGGTGGACGCGCATCATCGGCGACCTGCCCGAGCAGATCACCCCCGACCAGTGGGAGACCGAACCGCTTGTGACACGACCGGACGACGGCTCGTGACCGCGCCTCGCCTGGACATCACCGTCGTCATCCCGACGCACTCGGCGCGGGTGGCGAACGGCATGCTCGACCGGGCACTGAAGTCGGTGACGGCGCAGACGTACCCGGCGGCGGCCGTCTCCGTGGCCGTCGACCTCAACGGGCAGGGTGCGGCAGCTACACGGCAGCGGGCCCTCGACGCCGTCCGTACGGAGTGGGTCGCCTACCTCGACAGCGACGACTGGTTCTACCCCGACCACCTGAAGACGCTCGCCGCCGGGGCGCGCGTCTACCGGGGTGCTGACGTGCTGTTCTCCTACTACATGGTGCATGCGGCCGACGGCCCGGCCCTCCCCCACGTCGATCCGCTCGGCCACTTCGGGAAAGCCTTCGACCCTGCCCGGCCGCACCAGACCACCATCGTCACCCTGGAGCGCACCGACCTGGCCAAGGCCGTCGGGTTCCGGGAGCCGCCCGCGGGCGCGCTCGTCGACGGCCAGCGATACGGCGAGGACTTCCAACACACCGTTGAACTGGTCAAGGCCGGTGCCCGCATCGTGCACATCCCCCGCCGCACATGGGCATGGGTGCACCACTCCGGGAACAGCAGCGGCCAACCCGACCGAGGCGACGCCAAGAGGAGCACATGATGCAGCAGCAGATCAGCATGGACACCGCGCTCGAAGTCGCCCGAGAGCGGCTCGGCGAAAAGGACTGGGAGATCACCATGCTTCGGGCGCGCGTCCGTGAACTGGAGCGGGGGCAGGAGCCCGCCACGGAGCGAGCACAGGAGATGCCGTACGCGCCCGGTGCGGCGGGCACTGAGGGCTAGCGGCGCCAGACGTGCGCGAGCGCGATGACACCCAGCTCAATCACGACCAGCACCTCGAACAGCGACATCACAGCACCTCCTGAGCCAGGCTGAACCGTGTCGCCGTCGCCGGGGGCAGGCCGCTGTCCTCCACGACCTGGGCTACCGCGGCGACAAGGGCCGCCTCGGACACGTTGGTCTCGTCCTTGGCTATGCGGAACTCGACCGCCGACGAGAGGCCGGCGTAGGAGTCGATCGACTCGACGCGGACGTACGGATACTCCATGGCCATGGTGCGGCTCCTTACGCTTCTCGATACCAGCCTTGAACAGTGATGATCGTTGCTGCGCCGACTTGTTCTCCGCGCATGACGATGTCAGTGGGTCCCCGCAGTTGGTCGAGGACTGCGCCGCTGCCGCTTTGGAGGATGACGCCGCAGCTTGCGCCGGACACTGACGAGTTGGTGCCTGCCGCGACGGCCTGTGCGCGGGCAGGGATGGCCTGCTGTGTGGTGCCCGCTCTGCCACCGTCGCGGTACGGGGTGGATGGCAGCGACACCGTCAGGCCCGTCGTGCCAGAGCCCGCGGCGGATGCGGCGAGGTACAGCTCCAGGAACACGATCTTCCCGAGCTTCTTGTACCAGCCGAGACGCTGCGCCCACGTCGCCGTACCAGCGTTGGACACCGTCGGCGCGTAGGCGGTCCACGTCGTGGTGCTCACCGCGATGTCACCAGCCACACCGAGGACGCCGCTGCCGGCCCGATAGAGGGCGATGTCGGTGCCCCATGCGACTTCGGTGCCGGTGGACAACTTGAGGTGACTGCCGTAGGTGCCGCTGCTGTTGGGGAGTTCGACGTATCCGGCGGAAGCGGGCGACGTGCCGTTGTGGAAGTAGGTGCGGCCGGTGTCCGACTCTGCAATGGCCTTGCCCGCATAGGGCGTTGACGGTCGGGTGGTGGAGGTGACGATCTGGAACCCGGCCGCTGCATCGAGCTTGACGAAGTTGCCGTTGAGGTCGGTCTGAACGTTGACCAGCTCTGACCCGTCGTCCTTGGGCCGGTAGAGCCCGAGTCTGGATGTGGGCGTCTCAGGCATCGGTGACCTCCAGCATGGGTGTCGGCTCGCGGCGTGCCCGCCGCCGAGCCCCTGTTCCGCCTCGTGCTACACGTTCGGCTGCCGCACCCGCCAGTTGGGCACGCTTGCGGGAGACCGCCGAGCGCTTGGCCTCCAACTCGCCGGCATCGACGAAGGTCTTCCAGGCGTCGACGAGGGGCTTGCACGGGTCCTTGCGACCCTTGCCCCGAGGACGCTTCACGTGGGCGCGTGTGGCCTTGGCATTGGCGATGCGGGCCTGGTGTGCGCCGCGGGCGAGTTCGGGCGTCTCAGCGGACATGAGCGTCGTCGGCATCAGCTCCAGGGGGGCAACGCCACGGCGCGCTTCGACGGCTGGCGACACGAATCCGGCTGCCGCGGCGGCGTCGCCGTACACGTTCGCCGGGTCACCTGCGTCGGGCAGGAACGGCTCGTGGACGATGATGTCGATGAGCGCGTCCGTATCCGCCGGATCGATGTCGTACTCGGCGGCCCTCCACTCCAGTGTCTCCAGAGGGAAGGAGTGGAAGTCGCGTTGCCCGTCGGGGGCCTCCTTGACGAGGTGGACCTCGGCGCCTTGGGGAGTCTCCTCGACTTGCACGTTGGTGATCGTCCACTCCGTGGCGGACGTGGGTGTGGACATTAGTTGATCCTCCAAGCCCACCAGTAGAAGGTGAAGCCCGCCGTGGTGCTGCCGCTGAACTGCATCTGGAAGCCGGTGCTGCTGTTGTCGGACAGCATGTGTGCGCGGGCTGTGGTGGTGGTGACGTCGCCGTCCCACACGTAGGGGATGACGCGGGGGGTGCCGGTGTAGGTCGGGCCGTAGGTGCGGGTGACGGTGCTGTAGGGGCCGCCGGACACGTTGACGGTGCCGATGATGAGCGCGGCTTGTGGGTCTGTGGAGGTTTCGATCTCGCCGATGGCGCGGATGGATCCGTCGCTGGTTGTGAAGGCGAGGTATGCGGCTTCCGCGTTGTTCTGTCGTACGCCCGCGATCGCTGAGGTGGCATCGGCATAGAAGACCCCGCCGTAGTCATTCGTGCCGTTGAAGTCGAAGTGGCTGAGGCTGGCGTAGTCCTTCGACGTGAACAGGTTGCCGCCCTGTGGCTTGTACACGCCATCGACGTCGGTTACGTAGCGGCCGATGAAGGTGCGGTCTCCGCTGCTGACCATCAGGCCGTAGTCGTTGTTGGTTCCGAGGCCCGATCGGACTTGGACCGTGGGGTTGGTGGTGGGCACGTCGGGGCCGTCGTAGGAGCTGATCAGCGCGTAGTCAGTACCGGTCGTCGGGTAGAAGCGGATCTGCGGCACCAATGTCGAGGCAGGGTTGACGACGAGGCGCCGCCCGCTGACGCCCGAGCTGAGTTCCCCGACGATGGACACGTTGCCGGTAGCGGCATCGGCGAGGAACGTCCTCGTACCCCCGGCGTTGTACAGCTCGAACCCGTTCATGGACATGCGGGCGCGGGCGCCGGAGTCCCCGGTCTTGATCTCGCCGGCCATCACCCAGCTTGCGGTGATGGTGCCGGCCGTGACCTTGGAGACGGTCAGGTCGGAGATGTGCGCGTCATCGATCAGCAGGGCGGTGGCGCTGGCCGCATCGGAGGGGCCGGACTTGTTGCCGGTCTGGTCCACGGCGATGACGCGGACGTACCGCTCGCTGGTCTCCTCGATCTGCACGGTGGCGACGACGGGAATCTGCCCTTGGATCATCCCGGCCGTCGCCGACACCTTGGCCTTCAGCGTGGCCTCGGACGGGGTGAAGTACGGCTCGTAGTCGACATGCACTTCGAGATGGTGCAGGTCCCGCTCCAGGTTGTACGTGCCGCCGGACGCCTTACCCAACTCGTGCGTGACCTGCACTGCGATCCTGCTGGCGGCCACGGCCGGCGGGGCTGGCGTGGACGGCGGGATGTTGTCCTCGGACGCGACAAACGTCGTGACCGGGCCCCACGCCCCGTAGTTGCCCGCCCTGTCCACCGCGCGGATCTGCACGTCGTAACCCACGCCCGGCGACAGGTCGTTGAGCTGCGCCGTCGACTCGCCCCACGCCACGAACATGGTCTGCCAGTCGCCATCGGGTGCGGCGAACGGCTGTGCCCACGTCTGCAAGTCCATCCACCGCACCTGCGACACCTGCGACCAGGTGGCGGGGTAGATCATGTCGGTGTCGATGCCCCACCGGATCTCGTAGTGGTCGCCGTCGAGGACCGTGGAGCCGTCGGTGTTGTTGGGCGCCTGCCACGAGATCACCACCCGGGCGCGGGTGAATCCGCGGGCGTCCAGGTACGCCGAGCCGACGAACGGTTCGGTGAGTGTAGGGATGCCGGGCGTGCTCGTGTCAGTCGACGGACGGGTTCCGACCGGCTGCGCGCTCGCCGTCGTCAGGGACCGGGCGAAGTCGCCGATGGTGGCGTAGACGGTGACGGAGCCGTCCCACTCCGTGTAGTCCGTCAGGTCCCACCACGTGCCGTCCGGCGCCCGGTACGCCACCGTGTAGTCGGCAGTGACAGGCCACTGCTTCTCCGTGACCTGGAGCCTCATCGGGTTGATGCGCTCGCCGCGGAAGATCAGTTCGTTGTTGGTGTCGACGATGCCGGAGTCCGGGTCGTACGCCCACACGTAGTCACCCGGCTTGAACGAGCCCTCGATGTAGTAGTTGTCGGTCTCGACCTTCAACTCGTTCTGAGTCGTCGTGTACTGGCCCAACGCCAGCTCGGCGCGGGCGTCGGCGTTCTCCACGGTCGTGTCCGACTCGGACACCATGCGCGTCATCTTCAGGGCGTTGCCGTGGATGTCCTTGTACGGGTTCAGCCCGGGGTCGATGTCCGCCACGGCGGTGGCGATGGACTCGCCGTCGCCCTCGGCGAGGAGCACCACCCGCGTGCTGTAGTCCTCGGAGTCCCGGGCCACCGCGAAGCCGCCCGGGATGGACTCCACGCCCGCGTCCACACCCGCGGGGATGCGGGAGATGACGCACTTCGGATCGGTGACGTACAGATCCTCTTCCGGGCCTGCGTCGAGCGTGCCGTCGCCGTTGACGCGATGGGACAGCCGCACACCCGCGCTCGCCCCGACGGTGTCGCACACGTACGAGATGGCCTTGCGCGGCGTCTCGTACTGGTGCCTGCCGCCGTACGTCGGGTTGCCCGGCACGCTGTACAGCGTTCCCTCGGTGACCGCGCCAGAGGCGGGCAGCAGCGCCCGCACGGCGTTCGAGAACGTGGCGTTGGTGAGGTCGACGGCGGTCTCGAAGATGGCGCCCTTGTCGTCCTCGTCTCCGAGCCACACCTCCATGCCGACGCCGCCCATGGTGTAGCCCTGCTCCACCACCTTCGTGCGGCGGTCGTCACCTGTGGTTTCCCGTTTCCGGATGACACCGACGTAGGCGGCAGCGGTCAGCAAGTTGTCGCCGTACTGCACCGGATCCACACGTCCGGGCACCACAGCAACGTGCCCGAAGTAGGCGACCCGATCCCACAGGTCCGTCGGCGTGGTCGGCTTGAGCCGCAGGTCCCAACTGCCGTAGGAGGCGAGGACTTCGGTGATGGCCACCCGGTCACCGCCTCACACAGTAGGTCGTCTCCGGCAGGGTGCCGATGTACTGGTTGCGCAGATCGAGTGCGGTATCGCCTGCGACGGCGGAGGAGCCGCCTACGGCGACGCCGATCCAGAAGTCCAGGCTTGTCGTGGCGGCCTTCTGTACGCCGCCGTTGCTGTGTGCGGTGAACGTCTTGGCTGAGCCGCACACGAACCGGTTGCCGTCCACGTCGTTGCTCGTGGCGCTCACGTAACCGGACGCCGCCGCGGAGGTGTTGGTCTCCGACGCCTGCCGGTAGGCGACCAGCGTGTTAGCGCCGCTGGCCTGTAGGTAGCCCTCCACCACTCGGGAGCCGCGGCGCAGCGCCAAGTCGAGCGTCGCCCGGCCGGGCCCCATGGAGCGGGTGAGGCGCAGCACGACATGCTCCGGATCGTTCCGCAGCAACGTCGCCCCGTCCCACGCCGGAATCGACGACCCTGAGCCCGCGACCGAGACGTTCCACAGCTTCGACCGCCACCCGCCGCCCGTGTACGCCTGCACATCCAGCGACGCGCTGGCCGAGGTGGTGACGTTGACGAGGCCGTTCGACAGTGCCCACCCAGTCGCGGGGAGCCGCTGTTCCGTTCCGCACAGCTCGAAGCCGCCCGAGGTGAGCCGCACCCGGCCGCGCAGGTAGTCCGCCGGCGCGCAGCCCCACCGCGGGAACGTCCCTGCCGGGACGCCGCGGTACACCGTCATCGCGCCCTCCGCGCCCGTGCGCGTCATGACGGTCGGATTGGACGAGCCGGTGTAGTAGCCGTAGTGGCCGATCGGCGGCGCATGCCACCGCTCCCCCGGCAGGGAGAAGTTGTTGACGCGGGCGACACCGGTCAGGCGGGACTGAAGGTCCGACTCGGTCTCGGAGCCGAGCCTGTCGAGGCCGAGTTTCCAGTCGGACGTGACGACGTCGCCGCGCCACTCGGTGTAGTCCGCCGTCGCCGTCGACACCCGCGCGTAGCAGTTCCGTTCGGGCTTGTCCGTGAACGTCACCGGCTGCACGGCCGCCCGGTCCAGTGCGAGGAGGTTGTCGTGCCGCCACACCACCTCGTCGCGGGTTCGTGGCGGCGAGGACTCCTGCCCCTCGACATCCAGGCCGCGGGACGTCTCCCCCGATGCCTCAGCCGCTTTGAACGTTTCCCGGAGCAGCAGCCGGCCCACCATGAGGTCGCCGTAGTTTCCCTGTGGCATCGCCCGTCACCCCCGCTGCCGCTGGTAGGCGCGCAGTTCCTCGTTGATGTCCTTCACCAGGGCCTTGGCGACGGCGCGCCGCTCGGCCGGGGAGGCGAAGTCGTAGGTGCCGCGCACGTTGACGTTCAGGTTCTGCACGTTGATGCACGCCCCACCCGACGCGGCCGGCGCCGACGCTGCGGCAGGGGCGGTGACCTGCACCCGCAACGCGCTCGACGTGGGCGAGGTGATGAGCGAACTGGCCGGGGTGGACGGCTTCGTCCAGCCCTTCGCCAAGCCCTGCTGAGCGAAGTCGCCAACCTGCTCCATCACTGTGGACGGCGACTTGATGCCGAGGGCCTTCTTGATGGACTTCTCCATCGCCTTGGCGATGTTCATCATGGCCGTCTCGATCTGCGACTGCTTCGCCGTCAACCCGGCCACCAGGCCCTCCGCGGCCTGGACGCCGGCGCCGAACATGGCAGTTGCGGTGGTCTTGCCCGCGGCATCCGCGGCGGTAGTGAGCTGCGCCTGCAACCGGTTGATCTCCGCGATCTGTGCTGGGGATGCGGCCAGCAGAGATGTGGCAGTCGCCGCCCCGCCGCCGGCGATACCTGCCTCGGCGATGTCCTGAAGGATCGTGGAGTTGAGGCCGCGGGCCTTGAGCTGGTCGAGCTGAGAAGCGAACTGGGTGGTGCGGGTGGTGTCCTGCCGAAGCTGGTCGATGAGCACCTGCGGGTTGGTGCCCCACTTGCCGACCTTGGTGATGTTCGCGAAGCCGATCAGGCTGTTCTTGACGCTGTTGCGGAGGTTGTCGAACTCGCCCTTCACGTCGGCGAGGGACTGCTTCGCGTCCTCCAACTGCTTGTTGACGGACTCCAGGTTCTTCTGGTGCGCGAACAGCGTGGCAGCCGACGACGTGAGCTGCTTGACCAGCGTCGTTTCGGTCTTCCCCGTGAACGCCTTCTTGATGTTGTTCAAGTAGGTGTTGACCGAGGTGACCAGCGAAGCCGTCGAGTCCGACATGCCCAAGTCGTGGATCGTCTCGGTGTACTTGTAGCCCGCCAGCTTGCCCGCGGCGGTGAACGTCGTGTCGGAGGTGAGAGCCGACTTGCCTTCCTTCTGCCGCTGCTTCTCCGCTGCGATGGCCGCCTTCTGCTTGGCGGTGAGGCCGCCCTTCTTGTAGCCGGGCATGCCGCCATCGGCGAAGCCGGGGATGACGAACCGGCCCTCGTTGATGGCATCGAGCATCGGCACGCCGTACTTGCTCACCGAGTCGGCGCGGATGACGTACTCGGTGTTGGAGATGCGATACGGCATCCCGGCCATGGAGATCGCAGGAATGCTGTCGCTCGTGCCGGTGCCGGGTCCGGAGACGAAGCCGCCCTGCGGGAACATCTGCACGTCCTGGACGAGCGACGTCGAGCCCCCGTCGGCGAAGCCGGGGAGGTGGCCGCCCCGCGCCCAGTAGGAGCCGTTCCGTCCGAACGTGGCACCCTTGCTGGCCTTCCGGCTGGTCACATAGTTGGTCACGACGTTGGTGACCCGGTTCGTAGTGATCGTGATGGACTTGTTGGACAGCCGGTCGCGGGCGGCCTGCACGGCACCGATGTTGGCCCGCGCCGAACCGGTGTTCGCCGTGACGGAGATGCGTCCGTCCGGGAGCCGCTTCACCTTGAAGCCGACGGATTCCAGCGCCGCGATCGCCGACCCGGACAGCGTCTTGACCGTGACCGTCTTGCTGCCCGGAGTGGCCTTCATCTTCGCGATGACACCGTCAAGGCCGGCTATCGCCGCCGCGGCCTTCGCGGAGATCGTGACTGTCTTGTCCTTGAGGCCGTCGCGGAGCCGCTTCACGGCGTCGAGCTTCGAGCCGACGTCGCCGGTCTGGGCGGTCACCTTGAACGAACCGTTGGGCAGCCGCTTGACCTTGAAGCCGAGGTCTTGCAGTGCAAGAACAGCACCGTCGGACAGTGCCTTGACCGTGACGGACTTGGAGTCCGGCGTCTTGTTGATCGCCGAGATGACGGAGGCCAGGCCGCGGGTGGCGTCCTCCGTCTCCATGGCGATCTTCGTCGACTTCTTCTCCGGGATCTTCAGCAACTGGTCGGCGAGCTGATTCGCCTCGGACTTGGTCAGGCCCATTGCCTGCGCCGCCTGCACGAACGACGCCCGGCCGCGGCTATAGATGCCGGAGATGCGCTGCCAACTGGCCCCGGACTCGCGGGCGCTGGCCGTGGCCTCGTCCGTCTTCGAAGCGAGATCCTGGAGTGCGGAGGCCGCGTTGCGGGCCTTCTCCGAGTTGAGGTTCAGCTCGCCGTGCGTCATCGACAGGGCGCCGGCGTTCTCCTTCGCGGCCTTCGCGGCGGCGTCGATGGCCTGCTCGAAGCCGATCATGCCGCCGAGGCCGGCGCGCTGCACATCGTTGAGTGCTTGGAGGGACTGGCGCAGGCCGTCCGCCGATGCCTTCTGTGCGTCCAGCTTCTGCTTCGCCGCGATGGCCTGCTGCCCGAACAGGCCCATTCCGGCGGCGGCGAGCTGCTGCTCCATCTTCGCCGCGGCCAGCGCCTCCCGGTAGCCGGGGAACGCGGCCTTCACCTCGGCCAGCGACTTGCCCTGCTTCATCATCGTCGCGGCCATGCGGTCGAAGCCCTCTTTCGCGAGGGACGCATTGCCGGACTTAACGAGGCTCCCCAACTGCTGGTCGAACGCCTCCAGGTCGCCGCTGGCCTTCTTCCACTCCTGGTTCGAGTGGAAGGTGCCGTAGTCGTAGATCGTGTCCATGATCGACGCTTCTTGGACACGCTTGAAGCTGCCGGCCATGCGGTCCATGTCGATGCCTGCCAGGCGGCCCGTCCTCGACAGGTTCGTGAAGGCGCGGCTCATCTGCTCAGTGCTGTACGGCGTCTGCCGCCAGAACGCCTCGCCGATCTTCTGACCCGCATAGAAGGCAGCGAAGGCCGCCGTCGCGATACCGACCCCCTTCGACAGGGTCGACATGCCAGCGATGACACCGGAAGCAGCGGTAGCGACGCCGCCGAAGCGAGCGGCGCGGATGAACGCCGTCAGGTTCGCGACCGCAGCCGAGCCGGTGACGGCGGCGATCCCGGCCGCGCCCATCTGGATCAGCTTCATCGCGGCGTACAACTGCACGAACGTGGTGATCGCCCCAGTGGGTACGGCGTTGATCAGTTGGGCGAGGGCGTTGGCCACCGTCAGGGCCGACACACCTACGTCTGCCATCGACGCCAGCAGATGCACAGTGGCCCCGGCCAGGTTCCCGAGCGACTCGGCGACCAGCGGCCCGTTGGTGCGGGCGTAGTCCATGAACTCGCGGAAGTTGCCGCCGAACTCGCCGGTGTTCATCGACGTCGCGAACGCCACCATCTGCGTCGTCGCCGACCGCAATGCACCCGTCGAGAACGTCGTGAACTTCGCGATCATCGCGTCGAAGCCGGGCGTCTGACTGGCCCCCGCGAGGATCGTGAACATGCGATCCAGCTCATTCGCCGTACCCCGCACCAGCGGCGTCATCTTCGGCAGCATCGCCTGAATCAGGCCCATGCCGTGCGTGAGCACCGGCATGGTGTCCCCGGACAACGAGTTCGACCAGGACTTGTACTCGTCCCGCAACACCGAGAACGCGGCTGCCGCCTTCTGCGTCTCCGGCGGCAACGTCCGCAGCACCCGCTGCTGCTCGGCCGACGCCTCCGCAGCCTGCTTGCTGCCGCGGCCGTGCTCCTCCAGGGCTTCCTTGTACTTCGTCTCTGCCTCGGCGGCCTTCGCCAACTGCTGGATCTGCGGGATCACTGCGGCGCCGAACGCGGCCACACCGCCGGCAGCCGCAGCAGCCGAGAGCGCAACGGCCGTAGCCGACGCCGCGATCGGAATGAGCGCGGGCGCCAGCAGCAGCGCCCCCCGCATCAGCACGCCCATGTTGCGGCTGGCTCCTGCTGCCCCGGCTCCCGCGCTGCCGAAGCTGCCTCGGATCCGCAGGAGGGCGTCACCGGACCTGCCGAGGGCTCCGCCCAGTTCGTCGATGTCGGTGCGCAGAGCCCGGGACCGGTCGCCCAGGTTGTCCATCCGGCCGCCGGTGGAGTCGGTCCGCCCCGACAAGGTGCGCATCGAGTTGCTGGCGCTGGTGGATGCGGCACGCAGCGCGGTGAGCGCAGCGGCCGTCTCGGCGGCCGAGTTGCGCAGCCGCCCCAGCGCACGGTCTGCGTCGTTCGCCTCGTCCGCCAGCTCCGACAGGGCTGCTGCTGCCGCGGCAGCGCGGGCGGTGAGCGAGTTGAGAGAGGTGCCGGCACCGCGGGCGTCGCCCCGCAGGTCGCGCATGGCTTGAGCGGAGGCGGCGATCTGGGTGGCGTCGCCGTCGAACTCGGCGCGCAACCGTACGGGGCTTTCGTTCTTCAGGTCCCGCAGTGCTGCTTTGATCGCAGCCGCCCCGGGGGCGATCTGGTCATCGAGCTGCGCCTGCACTCGGATGTCCCCGGCCGAAGCACGCAGCCGCACCAGCGCCTTCTCGGCGTCGATGGCTTGCTTCGCCATCTTGCCGAGTGCGACACCGCCAGCGGTGGCCCGGGTCGCCAAGTCCTTCATGCCGTTGGAGGCGGCGGCGGACGCGGGGCTCAGCTTGCCCATCGCGGCGACCAGTTTGTCGATCTCCCGTACCGCGTCGCCGGTGCGTGCGTCGACCTGGACGTGGCCCTCGGCGACGAGGAACGACATCGACTACACCTCCACGGTTTCGATCAGGCCGGGGACCATCAAGTTCATCTGCTCGACGGTGAGTTCTTCGCCGCCGTCTGAGGGCTGGGGTGCCTGCTCTTCCTGCTCGGCCGCCACACGGATAGCGATGGCGCCTTGGTAGGCGGGGAGCCGGACGGTTCGGGTGAGGAAGCGGCGGGCGGGGATCTCCTGTTCTTCGAGGTCGATGCCGTAGATCGCGAGCCAGTCGGAGTCGATGTCGTCGGCGTGGTCCGTGATCCAGGAGTGGGCGGTGAGTTGGTCTAGGAGGTGGTCGAGGTGGAGGCCGAGCCCTCGCCTTTTCCCTCTTCGGGGTTCTCCACGGCGTTGGCGCGCTTGAAGAAGATGTCCGAGATGAGGCCGGCGATCTGGTCGAACTGCTCCTCGGTGATGCGCTCGGCCTCATACAGCGACATGAGCTTGGCGTGCTGTTCGGGGCCAAGGAGGAGTTCCATCAGGTACATGGACGACAGGAGGGCGCCGTCCTTCCGCATGCGTTCCAGGCCGAGGTAGGTGATGCGCTGGCCGATGACCTTGGGCACGGTGAACGTTTCGCCGTCGATGGAGAACAGCGGCTTGCGTTCGTCTTTCTTCGGCTTGGGGGTGCTGGTGGTGAAGTCGGGGACGGCCGGGGCCTGTTCGGTCCCGGCGTCCTCGGCCGGCTTGGTGGCGGGCTTGCGTGTGCGGGTTGAGGTAGCCATGGGTGGTGTCCGTTCAGCTCTTGGCGTTGATCATCTTGAAGGGCGCGATGTTCGCGGCCACGTAGAAGCCGCCCCACTTGACGGTGTAGAGCGTCTGCGAGTCCTTCTTGTAGGTGGACTCGACCTTGTCGTTGCTGAGGCACTTGCGGATGATGATCCGGCGGCGCATCTGGTTCTCGCCCCAGCCGTCCAGGAGGATGCAGCGGTAGGTGGGCTGCGTCGCGGAGTCCGCGTACACCGGCTCGAAGGAGTCGAAGCCGGAGCCGCTTGCGCTCGTGCCGTCGTTCAGCAGGTACTTGAGGTTGGCCAGCGTCGGTTCGGCGAGGTTCGTCTCGATGGTGAACATGCGGCTGGTCAGTCGCGCGCCAGGGACGTCGACGATCTGGTCGACCTCCAGATTGCTGTAGGTCTGGTCGACCGTCAGCTTCACGCCGTCCTGCGTGCCGCCCAGGTCGGTCCAAGCCGACGCGGCCGGGGTGTCGTTGACCGCGGTGTCTGCCGGCTCGGCAGTCCCGAAGTCCGCGATGTAGAGGGTCGCCGGACCCATGATCAGGTTGTTGGTGTTCACCGGCATGTCAGGACTCCTTGTCGCTACTGCGCTTGCCGTTGGAGGGAGACGGGGCCGGTGCGGCGGCAGGAGTGGACAGTTCTTCAGGGGCGGCCTTCTTGCGGTCCTCCTCGATGAGGAGTCCCTGCGCCTTCAGGGATGCGTAGTCGGCGTCGCTCAGCTCGATCTCTCGGTCGGGCTGCATCGTGGTGCGGACGCGGTGGGTCATGACGCTCCTTCAAGAGAGATCCAGTGGAGGGCGAGGTCCGCCACGTAGCGGGCGTATGAGGCGACGTCGTCAGGCATCCGCCGCGGCTCCGACACAAAGTGGGCGGTCAGCACGCGGGCTGCGGGGAAGGCGCCGGGCAGGGTGAGGGTGCGCTGCAAGTTCGCCTCGTCGTACGTGCCGGCGACGACGGCCTCCATCAGCGAAGCGGCCACATTCCACGGCGGCTTGCCGGAGTCCAGGCGGGCGGCGTACGCCTCAACCTGCACGACGGGCTCCCGCAGCGCGTAGTGCAACTGCATGCTGCCGCCGATGCCGGGGGTCACCTGGAGGAACCCGTTCTCCGCCCAGTCCGCAGTCTTCGACGGGAGGGTCGTGGCGACCTGCCCTGGCTCGATTCCGTCCAGCGAGCGCAGCCAAGCGACGGCTACGAGTTCGGTGTTGGCGCGCTTCACGACGGTCGTCACAGCGCCCCCCGACGGGTGTAGAGGGCGGGCCGAAGGAACGGGCGAGCCGGGTTGCCGGGGTGGTTGACGACGGCGACCGGATGCCGGCCGCCGGGCCAGGCCAACGCCTTCTTGTTCACGGGCCGGATGATGTGCGGCCCGGCGCCGTACTCCTGCGCCATCCAGTAGTTGACGCCGCGGACGCCGACGCGGGCCGTCAGTCCCGAGGCTTCCTTGTAGATCGAGCCGCGAAGGCGGCCAGTTGCTACGGGCGCCATGCGCTGGGCGTCGGCCTGGATGACCGTCGCGAGCCGCTCCATGTACCGCTCGACCTCGGCGTGCAGGTTGCGTTGCCAGCCGGGGTTCACGCGCATCGTGAACGTCACTGTCATCGCCCTGCACCTCCTCTACGTCGGCGGGCCTGCTGTTCGCCCTGGCGGCTGGCCGTTTACGGGCCGGGATGCCGGTCGGGCGGTGGTGCTATATCGCAGCCGTCAGGCGGCTGGTCCTGTGCGTTTGAGGTCGAAGCGCAGGGGCTGCGCCATGACCGGGTTGGCGTTCTTACTGGCGGCGGTGACGATGTACGTCTCGTTCGCCCGCTCGTCTTGGATCCGGCGGGACTCGTCGATGACGAGGCCCTCGGGAAGGAGTCCGGGCTGGATCCGGCAGATGTGCGTGCGCACGATCCGCGGCGTCCCGGACACCGGTTCGGAGATCTGCTTGGCGGCTTCGGCGAGCGCGGCCGGAATGCCGGAGGCGAGCACGGTGGCGCCGTCGACTTCGTCATCGAACTCGTCTCGCGTGGTGTCGCCGCCGAGGACGGACACGGTGGTCGTTGCGAGGATCACGACCCACCCCCGGACATGGGCCGCCACAGGTGCTCGTCGCCCTCCGAGTCCACGAGCGGGTCCCGCCCGTACGCCGAGCCCGCCTCGAACGCGGAGCGGATGTGCACGCTGCGGGACCGCATCCACGAGCACCGCTGCAACGCCTGCTTGGCGCGCGGGCCGAGGATCACCGCCCGGTCTCCGAGCGTCGCCACCGCCCCGTCCTGCTGCGCGCTGGTGGTGTCCAGCCTGGTGTTCAGGTCGAACTGCCCGGCCTCCCACGCCGCCTGGTAGGCCACGGCAAGCCGCAGCCAGTACAGATCGCGGGGGCGGATGCGGTCACTGTCGGCGTAGATCCGGTTCGAGAACATCTCGACCGACGCCTGCGCCTGGACAAGCTGAGTCTCGGTCACCGTGGCAGTCGTGATGTCGGTGACCTGCCCTGTGCTCGCCCAAGCGTCGACCATGCGTCAGCCCTGCGCCTTCTTGCCGGACAGTTCGCGGGCGCGGGCGCCGTCGTCCATGACGATGTCCCGCGGCGTGGTCGTCTTCGGCGCCTCAGCGTCCATGGATGCCGGGACGACCGACACGGAGTAGGTGAACTCGCGGGAGCCATCGGCGCCGCCCTCGACGCCGTCAAGCTTCGGCTCGCCCCGCGGGTGCAGGCCGCGCTGAATCGCCTCCTGTGCGCAGGCGGCCTTGTTGTCCTCGTGCTCCGGGCCGTCCGTCTCCGGCAGCGGGGAGCTGCCGGAGACCACGAACACCTTGAGGTGGCGTGTGCCAGAGGAGCCGTCGGCGGAACGTCGGGAGACCTCCGCCTCCGGCTTCTTCTCGGCAGCCTTCTTGGGGGTCGTCGCCATCAGGCGCCGACCAGAACGGCAGCGGCCTTCGGGTGGCCGAGGGCGAATCCGCGGCGGGCGCGCATCTTCAGGATCGACTCGTCCGTCAGGGCGGACAGCCCGTCACGGCCGTCGATGAAGATGCTCTCGGGGCCCGACCGGCGGCCGAGTCGCAGGAAGTCGGCGTTCACGACGACCAGCAGCGGCTTGCCCGTCGGGGCGTCCGTCGCCGTCGCGGACACCTTCGCGCCCAGCGACCAGTGCACGGGCAGGTCGAACAGGGTGTCCGGGGAGCCGGAGTCACCCTGCTGGCCACGTACGAAGATGGGCTGGTTCTGGTCGTCCTTCGTCTTGCGCAGCACGCCGCGGAAGGACGGGTGAGCGATGACGACCATGCGGCCCGGGTCGAAGTAGTCGCCGCCCTCAACCGTGCCGAGCACGTCGGACAGGTTGTCGTAGGTGGCGCCTCCGGACGCCGCGACGGTGACGTTGTCGTTGGCGCCGTAGCCGAGACCGGAGTCGGCCTGGGTGAGCTGGTAGTAGACCGACGCAAAAGGCACGCCAGCGCCGGGGGCCGCGGAGACGGCGAGGGTGGCGTTGTCGATCAGCTTCGCGTAGCTGGTCGCCCAGTCCTTCTGCTTCGTCGCGAGGATGTCGGCGAGCGAGTCGTCGATGTCCTCCTCGGCGATGCGGATGGCCTTGCCCAGCTTCTTCGCCGTCAGGGTGATGTCGTCGTTGGTGGAGACGTCTTCGGAGTACGCCCCGCCCTTGTCGACGACGGACACGCCGACACCCGCAGACCGCGGAATGCTCTTGCTGTTGGAGTTCATCGGCTCCGGGGAGGCGAGCGCCTCAACCGCGGACATCTGGGCGACCCGGGTGATGACCTCGGAGCCGTCCTCTTCAGGGATCCAGTTCTCGTACGTGTTGCGGGCCATGAGGGTGCCCTCCTGCGGGCGGTGATGGGGCTAGCTGGTGGGCTCGGGCCCCATCACGGGCGCCTTCGCAAGCAAGACACGGAGCGGTTCAGATCCCCTGAATCGCAGGTCTAAAGCTCAATATACCTGTGACTGTCAACTGGCGAAGCGGTTGAGAATCTTCTGAGCGTGCTGCTCCGCCGAAGACTTCGGCTTCTCCTTGGCGGGCTGCCGGTCTGCCGCCGTCGGGCGCACCTTGGGCTTCGGCTTCGCCGGCACCTGGAAGAACTCCGGGTACTCGTCCTTCAGCTTGTTCACCTCAGCGTCGAGGCCGATGACGTCGCCGTCGTCGTCGACGGACAGGCCGTCGAGGTCGACGAGCTTGAGGACGCGGTCGGTGTCGCCGTTGAGGCCGGCTTGGGCGAGCGCGGCCCGTGCGGCGGCGCGTACGAGCGGCTTCCGGAAGCGGGCTTCGCCTTCCTCGCGGGCCTCACGGACGGCCTTCTCCGCGTCGGACTCGGTGGAGCGGGCGGCTTCTTCGAGCTCGCGGTTGCGGAGCCGGTGCCGCTTGCCGTCCTCGTTGGCCTTCTTCAGCGCGGCCTGGGTGCGCTTCCACTCGGCGGCGGACGGGGGTGTGTACTCGTCTGCGCCGTCGCCGCTGCTGCCGCTGTCGTCGTCCTTGGCTGCGGGCTTGGGCTTGGTGGCGGGCGGTTTCGGCTTGGGCTTCTCCGCCTCAGCCTTGCCGTCGCCGCCGTCTCCGTCGTTCTCGGAGCCGGAGTCGGAGTCCTCGCCCTCGTCGTCACCCCCTTCGCCGTTGTTGTGGCCGTCGTCGACGTCGAAGCCGCTGTCGTCGTCGGCGCCACCGGCGATGTTGTAGACGGGGCGGTCGCCCACGTACCCGAGGACGGTGGCGGGCGGCAGGCTGAGTGTGCGGCGGGGGGTGGGCTGCGGTTCGGTGAGGTCGGTGTTGTTGTTCATCGGGTGCTCCCATCTCGGGGTTGCGGGTGGCGCGTGGCCCGTCGCGGGCTACGCGGTCTGCGGGAAGCGGCCCGTGCGGGCCGCTTGTTGAGCCGCCCGGCGGGCTGCCGGGGGCAGGTGGACGCCGGACGCCAGTAGCGCCGCGGCTGCACGTACGCGGGCGGCACGGGACTCTGTCGGTCGCCCGACGCCTTCAGCTACCGCCACGAGCGCCTGCTCGCGCAGCACTTCGGGCAGCGGGTCCGCCTGGCGGTCCCACCGGTCATGCCACGCCACCAAGCGGCAGCGGCAATGCGGGTGCAGCGGCGGGCTGTCGATGCCTGGCGTGTCGGTGTCGCGCTGTCGGGGGTCGAAGTTGAGGCCGCCCGGGAACGGCTCGCCAACGTCGACGACGGTGCCGGCGTAGGCGAGGCAGCCGGTGCAGGCGTCCCGTTCGGCGACCCACAGGCGACGGGCCCCGACTGCGGCGATCCCGGCAGCGATGCCGTCGTTGACGGCCTGCCCGATGACCCACGAGACGTGCGCACGCACGGCGGAGACGGCGGAGCGTGCCGCCCCGATGCCGGTGAGGATGTCGCCCCAGGTGCGGGCCTGCCGTACGTGCAGCAGGGCGAGTGCCCGGTCCCGTCGGTCGGTGACCGTCTGCTCGATGCCGTCGGCGAGTTGCCGCAGTGCTCGCGTCACGGATGGCGTGGGGGCGGCTGCGCGGCGCCCTGCGGCCTCGCGGTAGAACTCGGCCTGCTGGTCCCCGCCGAGGCGCACAGCGTCTACGAGAGCGCCGTTCAGGGCGCGTTGGGCACGCGGACCCAGTGGGGTGAGGATGCGGCGCACAGCGGCCCGCACAGCGGACAGGAGGCGCCGCAGCGCCTCCGCAGAGACTGTCGCCGCACCGGCGCCCGCAGTCAGCGCCGCCCAAGCGGCCAATGTCTTCTCGATCAGCGCGACGAACTGTCCGTCGGTCTGACCGACAGCGGCTTCTGTGGTGGCCTGCTCCAGCGCAGCTACAGCGTCGACGTGCTCGCCCTGTGCGAGTTCGGCGAGCTGCTGCGGGTCAGGCATCCGACGCCTCCAACTCGCCGGCCGGGCCCAGGTTCTCGACGTCGGCGAACACGTCGCCCAGCAGGCTCTGCACCTGGTCGGTGGTGACGACTCCCAGCGCCGCAGCGGCGGATAGCTTCTGCGCAGAGTCGGCGAGCGCGGCCAGCACCGCGACACGGCGGGCGAGTTCAGCCTCGTCGACGTCGGACAGCCACTCGTCGACCTGCTCGTCCCGATAGCCAGCCTCCAGCAGCGCCTGGCGACGGGGCACCCCGTTCGCAATCTTGAGGGCCGTGGTCTCCCAGCCCGTCTTGTCCTCGACGGTGGCCGGGGGCGCCCACCGCACATCGACGACGGCGGCCTCGAAGCCGAGCCGCTTCAAGACGAAGGTGAACAGGTGGCGCCATGTGCCGCCGAAGCTGAGCTGTCGGTTGCGGATCTTCTTGACGAACTGGGCGTCCTTCTGGCGCCTGCTCTCGCCGGATATCTCCTGGCCGGTCTGGTCGTCGAACATCGTGACCGGAGTGGTGGTGATCTGCGCCATTGCCCGGATATAGAAGGTGATCGGGTCGAGGAAGATATCGGGCTTGGCCGCCTCGTACTGGCCCGTTGCACGGATGCCGCGCAGCGTCAGCAGTTCACCGGGGCCGGCCTTCAACGAGGAGGGGTCGCCTTCATCGGCCGGGCTGTCGTCGAGGTCGTCCCAGTCGCCGGGGTCCAGGTCGCCGGTGTCGGTGGTGGCGGCCTCGGTCAGTGCCCAACGCTGCGGGAAGCCCTGGTAGTCGACGGTGCCCATGTGGGTTGCGCTGAGCTTGTTGATCGCGTTCTGCGGGCCGTACGCGCCGCGGTGCTCCGGCGCCCCATAGGGCCGGTCGGTGCGGAAGTGGAAGACGGGCGGCTCGCCCCAGCCGGTGTCGTACCGCCACGACTCCTTGTCCTCGGCCTCCCCTTCGTCGGGCGCGGCGAGCCAGTGGCCCCACTCCTGCGCCTGTTCGCCCTTCGAGCCGACCTTCGTGGTCCACCGTTCGATGGTGCCGTCCAGGTAGTACAGCTCGGCGCGCTGCACGTCGCCGAGTGATGTGCGCTGGCACCAGCGCTTGATGTAGTAGTCGACCTCGCGCGGGTTCTCCGCGGAGTAGATCGCACGGACGGTGAGCGGCGAGTTGTAGTGGATCTCGATGCCGGACACGGTGCCGTCGTCGTCTTCGATCGGCAGAGCGATGACGTAGGCGTCGCCCAGCGAACATGCCTTGCGGTGGATGTCGGGGGCTTCCAGGTCGAGCTGGTTCGCGTTCCACACGTCGGTGATGGCCTGGTTCGCCTCGTCGTCATCGGCGGTGATAGCGGCGATCTCCAGCCGGTCGATCACCGCATCGACAGGGGTCCTCGCAAAATTCAGGCGGAAGTCGACGCCTTCGGCGTCGAGGCGGGCGCGAATGCGGGAGGAGGCGAAGACCTCGGGGACGGTGCCGTCGTACATGCGTTGCGCTTGCCGATACTCGGGCCGGGCGTCGTCGAGTTCGGCGATGCCGTCCATCAGGTCTTCTACTGACACAGCCGCCCACCTTTCGTCAAGGCCATCATAGCGATTGACCTTCAAATCAAAGGTAAGTCTGACTCGTCACCTTAGAAACCTTGCGCGGGGCGGTCGGGATGAACCGACGGACCGCCGAACCCACGGCATCGACAAGGTCGTCGTGCGGCGCCTTCGGGAACGCGCACTGCTGCTCCTCCAACTCCCGCAGCTTCCGGGCATGAAGAACCCGACCCCGCTGGTAGAGCTGCAACACGCCCTCGGCGCGGACGAACTTGTTCTCCGACTGCGTCACCGTCTTCACCCGCACCGGCAGGTCGTGGAGGATCGCCTGCCACGTGTCGCCGCCCTGGTTGATCTCCACCAGCACCAGGCCGATCTGCGGGTGCTCGTCGAGGATCGCCAACACCCGCTCCCGCAGCAGCGGGCCCGGCTGGACCTTCACCCCCGTCGAGTCCCACACGGTGCACCGCTTGTGCTGCGCCGACCACGACACCACCGCGAGACCGGTGAAGTCGCTGCCCTTCTTCGCGGTCGTCGCCGGGTCGATGCTGAGCATCATGTGCGTGATGCCGTCCGGCCCCTCGGGGCCCGGATACCGGTACACGTCGGGGGTCCACAGGTCGCCGTCGGCGCCCATCGGGTCGTTGGCGTAGTTCTTCGCGAACGACCTGGTGTGCTCGATCGACTTGAGGTAGGCGAGCGGCCACTTCGCCGGCCACAGGCTGCGCTCCGTCCCGTCGTCGCGCTTCACGATCGGCGCCGAGTAGTGCGCCCGGAACGACTCCTCACGCACCCAGTCCGCGGTCTCAACGCCGCGGCCATGCTTCACCAGTTGGTGCACGATGCTGCCCGGCATCGTCACCGTCCCGGACAGCACCACCCTCGCGTACACGTTAAGCGGCAGGATCGAGTCGAGCAGCGTGGTGAGCCGCTTGCGCGCCAGGTCGATGCTGTAGCTCGACTCGTCCGGCTCGACGTCATCCAAGAGGATCACGTCGGGTCGCTGCTCGCCGACCTTCATGCCGAGGGAGCTGGAGTCGATGCCCTTCGCGGCGAACACGAAGCCGGAGCGGGCGATGTAGATGTTCTGGGTGTCGCCAACGTTCGCCCCTGACGGCCGCTTCGCCGGCGCGCACAACTCGGGCCAGTCCCGCCGCAGCACCGGGTTGGTGTCGATCTCCCGCTTGAACGTGCCGAGGTGCGTCTCCGCCTGTGTCGCCGAACTGGCGAACGCAGCCACGAACTTCACATGGCCGTGAGCCGCAGCCCACAGCACGAGGATGAGGAACCACCACGTGCTCTTGCCGGTGTTCCGCGGAGCGACCCAGGCGTCCCGCTCGACACCGGGCGCGATCACCGGCTTGACCCAGTCGCGGGCGGCCCGGCACCAGTCCAAGTGGGCATCGGAGAAGGTGATGTGCCCGTCGGAATCCTTGAGGTGGTGCCGGAGGTAGAGAAGGCTGAACAGCAGCGGATCGAGGCGGGTGAGGATGTGCCGCCCTTCCGACTCGGCAAGGAGCCGCTGATCGAAGCCGGCGAGGTAGGCGTTGAGGTCGAACGTCTCAGCGTCCAACCCGTCCAGGTAGGGGGCCGGGCGTACCGCGGTGGTCACCGGTTCACACCCCGTCCCCGGCGGGCACCTCCACGTCGAAGTCCTCGGTCTCCGCGGTGGCACGCAGCAGGATCATCCCGACTGGCGGCGGCGCCGAGTCGTCGGCCTGCCGGATGCGCACGGGCCCGTCAGGCTGGTCACCCTGCGCGGCCATGCGATCCGTCAGGTACTGGGTGAGGGCCTGCCGGTAGCCGGTGTCGTGCAGCAGCCATGACGGCACGAGGGATTCGACGGCGTACGTTGTGCGGCTCATGCCGACTCCCCGCCGTTGCCGAGGAGCCGAGCCTGCTGCGCCTCCATCTTGGCCTTGGCCTCGTTGAGCAACTCCTGGAGTTCCACGTCCTGCGGCGTCATCTCGGTGATGGTGGCCTCAATCTGCTGCGGGGCGTCGACGCCGAACAGCTTCCTCAGCGACTCGGAGATCTTCCGCCGCTGCTCCTCGATCTTGATGAGGCGGTCGATGGCTTGCAGCGCCGGGCCTGGGTCGGCGATGTTCTCGAAGGTGCGGCCCTGCGACACCGTCACATGGTCAGTGTCGAGGATGACCCACGCCTTCTCTGCGAGCAGATCGAGACGCTGCAACGACCCTTCCAGCCGTTCGGCCTCCACTGCCCGCCATGTCTCGACTCGCGGGTCGATGCGGCGGGCCACCTCTTCGTAGAGGAGTTCCTTGGCGGTGGTGGTGGAGATGCGGCGGCCGTTCGTCGGACCGTTGGGGTCCTGCGACAGGGTGTCGATCTGCCGGTAGGACTTGCCGGCGATGCGCAGGTCGAAGACGACGGCGGCTCGGGCGGCGCGGTCGGCCGGGTCGGTTTTCCGGTAGGTGCGGGGCCCGTTGACCATGGCGCGTGCCCTCCTGGTGGCCTGCCGATTCGGACGTTCTACCTTTGAATCGTAGGCGAATTGGGTGCAGCGCCTGTCGATCTGGGCATGCGTAGGTCATGGCCAAGTCGCCGAAGATGACTACGAAGAGGCGCCGCAGCCTGCCCAAGTCGTCGTTCGCGATCCCGGGGAAGCGGGCGTATCCGCTGGACACGAAGGCGCGTGCCCGCAATGCGCTCGCACGGGTGGCGCAGCATGGAACGCCAGCGCAGCAGGCGAGAGTTCGGGCTGCGGTGCGCCGCAAGTATCCGTCGATCGCGGTGTCCAAGAGGGGGCGGCGCTGATGGTGTCGGCCCGCGGCGGCCGGTTCGGCTTCGTCTACCGCAGCAGGCATGCCGCCTATCGGGCATTGCGCCGTAAGGGCATGTCCAAGTCGAAGGCCGCCCGCATCTCGAACGCGGGCCGCTCCTTCGCCGGGCGCAGCCGTATGGCCCGCAAGGGGCACAGGCGCCACTGAGCCCCGACCGAACACATCGGCCGGGGCTCGCGCCTGCGGAGCGGTCACATCACTTATGGCGCCTCCGGTCCTTGATGAGCTTCTCGCGGGTTTCGATTGCTGCGCTACTGGTTGGCTCCGTCGCCAAGATCTCCCCCTCATGGTCCTTCACCACCACCGTGGCGTCGTCATCGGACCAGTGAATCGAGAGACCCTCTTCCGGGCAAAACGCACACATTGGGACTGCTCCTTCTTTGTCGCGGGAGTTCTTCCTGCGCACCCTCGTCTGCCTTGCGGCGTACGTCCGTGGTGACCGTGGCGGGGCTGGGTGCCCGCTTCGGTAGGGGGCTCCGGAGCGGGCCGGGGGCTATCGCGCGGACTCGGCCAGCGTCGTCTCGATGACCCGGACCACGCGGTAGGTGCCGGGCTGCATGTCCTACTCGCGGCACATGTCCTTCATGGCCTGCTCGGGGTCGGCGTAGTGTCCGCGGACGATCCAGCCGCCGTCGATGGACATCATGCGGAGCTCGTACTCCTTGGTGTAGCCCATCTCGCCCCTCACTTGCTGCCGTGCTGCTGGCCGTCGTCGGCGTTGACCATGTGGTCGAACAGGTCGTCGGCGCTGCGGGCCGGGTAGCCGCACTGGCACTCGTACTTGTTGCTGGGCATCTCGCGGTCCTCTCTCGCTGTCAGTTGAGGCAGAGCCCGTCGAGTGACGGGGGTCCGGTGGGGGCCACGTAGGCGGTGAGCCGGGTGTCGAGGCCGCTGGCGGCGTGCTCGCGGTCGGCATAGGCCACGGCTTCCGACTCGCGGGTGCCGGTGAACGTCTTCAACACGTGGTCGCGCTGGCCGATGGTGGCCCTGACCAGGATGAGACTGTCGTCGCCCATGCGGATCACTCCTCGGTGTCTTCGTCGTGGTCGTAGAGGTCGGAGTAGTAGTGGCGGTCCTCGGCGGCGGCGGCTCGACTGGCGGCCGGGTCGACGGGGTTGACGGTGACGCGCACCGTCAGCCGCGGGAGGGGCTCGGACGCGGTACTCATGCGGCCAACAGCAAGCGCGCTGCGGCGATGTGGTAGCAGCGGCGGGCCTTGAGCCCTGCGGCGCAGTTGCAGGTGGCCGGGTGGGTGAGGTGCAGCTCGCGGCCGTCCGTACTGACGGTCCGGAACACTCGGCCGCGGAGCGGCACGATCGCGGCGTCTTCGATCAGCTCGCGTGCGGCGTCGACCTGGGCGGGGGTGAAGTCGCGGAGGTCGACGGCCGATTGGCGCGCCCGGCGGTCGCAGACGGGGCCGCGTCCGCGGGCGATGCTCGCGGCGGAGCGGAGGGGGCGCCGGCAGCCGAGGCAGGTGACCTGCTCGGTGGTGGTGTTCATCGGACCCCCTGTTGTGGCGTTAACCCTGCTCTTGGGTGGCTTGCCACCTCCAATATGGCACACCCTTTGACGGGTGGCAAGCCACCTGGGACCATGGGTTTCATGGCCAACGCCCACAAGTACAAACAGCGAGTTGTCCGAGGCATCCCAGACGAAGAAGTCGACGCATTCGACGCCGCTGCCAAGCAGGCCGCCAGCGACCGGTCACGCATCACCCGGCAACTCTGGGCATGGTTTGCTGGACTACCCGGCGCCGAACTCCCCGGGCGGCCCAACACCGCCGAGGAGGGGTGAGTTGACCGACTGGTGGTCGTTTGGGCAGGGCGTCGGTGTGGGCATTGCTGGTACCGCTATGTCGGTCTGGGGGCTCCTGGAGACGCGGGCTCGCAACCGGAAGGCCGACCAGGATGAGGACAGGTCTGCCGTGGCGGAAGCGTCGATGGTGCACTTCAAGACGAACGGCTCGGCCACCGGCTCATACATGGTGACGATCATCAACGGCAGTCCGCGCGAGCTGCTCTGGCCGGAGCTGGTGGACTTCAAGCGGCCTGAGCCGCAGCCCGGTGACTCGTGGGCGCTCAATCCCTTCATGGGGTCGCGGCTCCCACCGCGGCGTCAACACCTGCCTCGCGGAGAGTCATTCAAGGTGTCCGTGGTGCTGAAGGCGGCAGATGACTTGCTCATTGAGCGCCGATACGGCCGCGTAACGTGCACGATCAGATGGTGCGATGCGAGTGGCCAGTGGTGGCAGCGCACAGGCACGCACGACCCGTTGAGGATCGACAAGCCCCAGAGCTGAACGCGCCGAGAACCCGGAGCACAGAGAGGCCCCGCCCAACACGGGCGGGGCCTCTCGTATGGTGTCCGTGCCGTCCCTCCCGCTAACCCCGGGAGGGGCGGTCGCCTATGCGGTGGCGGTCTCGGCGTGTACCTGCCGGTAGACGATGCGGCCGACGTCCTCCCACTCGCCCTCAGCGAGGGAACGGTACGGACCGTCCGCGCCCTCGCCACTCGTATAGATCGGCTCCAGGGTCGGCGCGCCCTCACGCTGGAACCCTGCGTACTGCCAGACGGTCCCTCGGGCGTCGTAGCGCGACCCGGCCGGCAGGAACCGGTCCCGCAGGTCGAACTCCTCACCGGTCTCGGGGTGGACCCAGCGGTTGGCCTCGTCCGCCTTGGCGGAGCAGCGGGTGCACTGGTTGTCGCCGTACAGGTGCTGGCCGCAGTAGTAGCCGCCACAGCCGTGTTCGTCGCCTCCGGGGTCCTTGCCGCACAGGTGGGCGAGCCCACGGTCGATCTGCTCGGTGCAGCCGTCCTCTTCGCAGGCAGTGGCGACACCGTAGCCGGCCTCGATCTTCTCGCCGTTGCGGTAGATCTCGTAGCAGGCGTATCCCATGATTCCTCCTGATTCGATGATGACAGTTCAGCGGTCGCGGTTGCGCCGCCGGTTCTTGGTGGCGGGCGCGAGGCTCGCCGTGGGGACGGTGGCCTTGGAGCCGTCGTCGAGCCGGACGTTCGACTCGTCCTCGAAGGCCATGCCGGGGATGACGCGGCCCGCGGTGTAGTCGTCGATGTACACGCCGGTCTCGCCCTCGTGTCGACCTGCGGTGATCCGCACGCGGTCGCCGCGCTTCATCAGCCCTCCCTCCTCTGCCGCCGGGTGCTGGTGCGGCGGTAGCCCCACGGGCCGGGCAGGTCCATGGATGTGGTGCGGCGGCCGGTCGAACTGAACGTGCGCTTCGGCCCGTTGCTGGGTCCGACGGTCACCGACCACGACTTGAGCCCCAGGTTGACCTTCACCTCGGGCAGGACACGGAAGCTCTTGCGGAACGTAAGCGGCATGCCGGGCTCCTACTTGATCGGGCTGGTGGAGTGGCCCCACCAGCGGTTGTTGTTGGTGACGTGGATCGTGGTCGTGCCGCGCTTCCGGGACTTGGCGAGGAGGAGCAGCAGCAGCGCCATCAGGACGGCGCTGCTGCCGGACAGGGCCGCGATGCCGGTGAAGGCTTGTCCGATGCCCCAGCCGAGTCCGGCGCCTGCTGCTCCGGCGCCGACACCGCCGGCGAGGACGAGTTGTGCCCGCGGGTCGATCAGCGGCTGGGGGGTGAGGTCGCGGGCGGGGGTGCGCTCCACAGGGGCGACGACCTCGTACACGGGCAGCAGGCCGTCGGCGTACCGCTCGTAGCCGACGATGCGGCGTTCCGGCACGGGCTGGATCGGCTGCGGCCGGTACACCTCCGGTGCGGCCGGGCGCATGGCGAACGGTGCGGTCTCCGCATGGATCTGACGCTCAGGCAGCGACATCGACGGCCTCCTCCACGGCGGTGGCCAGCACCGGCCACATGCGTTCGCCCAAGGCTCCGAAGCCGGGGGCGACCATGGTGACCTGCCACGCTGCCTCGATCGCGGTGAACGCCTCGTCGTTGATCGTGGGCCACATGCAGCGCAGGTCGCGGCGACCCAAGTGCATGCCGAAGTCCGTGACCGTCTCCGAGTTGCGCGTCGTCACCGGGATCGGCTCCGGCCAGTACGCCTCCTGCCCGCCGGTCACCAGCGTCAGCAGCGCGTTGTCGGCGGCGGCGAACAGCAGCTCGCGAAACAGCGACGGGTCGGCGACGAAGCCACTGACGGCCGCGCGCTGCGACCACCAGGCCCCGTCGAAGCCGGCCCCCATGTGGCCGGGCTGCGAACCGTGTGTGAGGACCCCGGCCCGGTTGAGTGCGGCCAGTGTCGGGACGAGGTGCCGGGTTTCGTCGTCGGGGCCGTAGCCCGGGGCGTAGCCGGGCCACGACTTCAGGTCGCCTTCGAGCCAGCGGGCCATCAACTCGCCGAGGTCGGGGACGGTGCTGGCGGACTGCCACAGGCGGCGGTCCCGGCGGGACATCCACGGAGTACGCATCAGGCACCGTCCCCGAGACTGGCTTCCATGTTGGCGATGGTCCGGCGGGTGTTGATCTGCTCCACCAGGCCGGACAGGTCCAGCGAAATGGTCAGCGTCGTCGGCGCCTCCTTCTCGGCGTCCCACCGATCACCGATGTCGCCGGGCACGAGCGTGGACATGTGCGCGTCGACGAGGTCGCGTGCGGCAGTGAGGATCGCCTTCGCCTCCTGCACGGTCGAGGCGGTCCAGGCGTAGCGGGGCGGGTTGAACTCCTGCTCCATGGGGTGCTCCTTATGTGAGTTCTGTGGCGGTTCGTACCGATTGACAGGGCTAGGGGTGTCAGGTGGGGGTGTCAGCTCGCGCGCGCGTGCGCGTTGACCTAAGCGTCCGCGGCCTCTGACCGGGGCTGACACCCGCTCTGACATGTCAGCGAGGTGTCAGCCGGTGTCACCGCAGGTCAAGTGGGTGTCAGGCTGCGGCCATCTCGGGGTAGAGCAGCTTGTACACCCCGGCGTCGTCGGTGTCCTGGAGGTGGACCTCGTCGTCGGCCAACTCGTTGAGGCGGGCGCTGATCCAAGCGCGGGAGCGGCCGATGCGGCCCTCCCGGCCGTAGGGCTGGAAGTGGCGGGGGCCGACGTGCTCCAGGCCCTCCTGCCGGTACTCCTCCAGCATCGCGAGCAGCTCGTTCATGGCCTCGTCGGCGGTCTTCTCCGGGGTGCTGTCGGCCTCGGCGAACGTCCACACCTTGTCGGACTCGACGGCGGGGATCTCTTCGTCGGGGTCGATGCCGGACACGTCGTTGTCCTCGCCGTCGTCGAAGCGGGCGGCGACCTCACGCTCGACCTGCCGTTCCAGCAGGGCCTCCTCCTTGCGCGCCTGGTCCTCCTTGCTCATGACTGCCTCCGTGTTGATGCTGGTCAGCGGGGTGTTGGACTCGTAGGTGGTGCGGTTCTCGTATGCCTCACCCGCGGCGGCAGCCGTGATCGGGTCGGCGTGGACGCGGGGTGCGGCGGCGAGCGCGTCGGAGATCTGCTCGTCGTCGATCATGTAGGTGCGCAGCGGGATCGCGTACCGGTCTTCCGGCACCCCGGGGGCGACGAGGTAGGCGTAGCCGGGCTTGCGGTTCTCCCACGCTTCCGGGCGGGCGCCGGCGTCGCGCACGTCTTCGGGGAGGGCCATGTCGGCGGTGGTGGACTCCTTGACGCCGAAGCACAGCACCCCGCCGAGCTGTTCCCGCACGTCAGTGGGCATCGATGTGGCCGACGGGCGCTGGAGGGAGATGATGACGGAGATCCCCGCGGAACGGGCCTCCATGACCAGTCCTTCCATCTCGGTGCCCTCGCGGAAGAATTTCGCGGCCTCCTCGATCCACACGATCATGTAGGGCATGCCGAGCTGGTGGAACGCCTGCGGGGTCCAGTTCTTGTAGCCGTTCCGGCCGAGCGCGTCAGCGCGGGCGGTGATGACCTGCGACAGGGCGTCGATCATGTCGTCGCCGCCGGACTTGGTGATCTCCACCCAGTCCATGTACGGCAGGAACGGGGCGAACGTCTGCATGCCCTTCGACGGGTCGACACCCCACACGATGACGTCGCGCCTGGTCAGCGCATCAGCGATGGCAACCGAGATGCCAGTCGACTTCGCCGAGCCGTTCATGCCGGCGGCGAGGAAGTGCGTGGCGTTGCGAGCCTGTTCCTTGGACATCTTCGTCGGCTCGTGCGCGGGAAACCAGAGCTGCGCCGGGGCACCGTCCTGGTAGGGGCCGACGGTGATGGGCTCGGTGATGGAGCCGCCGCCGTTGGTCGGGCCGGGCCAGCGCAGGGACTTCTTCAGCATGTCCTCGGGGGTGATGACCAGGTCCGTCCAGGCTGCGTTGTCGGGGTCGTTGATGAGGCGCAGGGCGTTGTTGGAGACGCCAGCCTCGACCGCTGCGTCCTTGAGACGGTTGCCGAACTGCTCGGTGGTCATCTCGTTGAGCTTCAGCGGCAGCGTGACCTTGTTCGGTTCGATCTTCGGCTGTGCCCGCAGCATCGCCTTGGCCTTGCCTAGCGACTTCGGGAGGATGCCGTTTTCCTCGGAGCCCGCACCGTTGTTGCTGGTCTCGGGGTTGATGCGCATCGTCTTGCGGATGTTCCAGCTCGCGGCAGCAGTGCCGCCACCGAGGGCAAGCCACGTCAACTGGGTCACACCGAACGGGTCGGTGAAGGAGGCGTAGGTGAGGTAGCCGGTCGCCGCGGCGGTGGTGGCGGTCGCGTGCGCACGCCGCTGCGGGCTGGTGTCCTTGCCCGCCCACCAGGTGGCGGCGGTCAGGACCCCGGCGGCGGTAGCCATGCCGGCCGCAACGAGGGGCTGGTCGCCCCAAGCCATGTGGGCGGCGAAGGTGGCGGGTACCTCGCCGACGAGGGCGAGCCACGGCCGCGCATGAGGGGACGCGAGCCCCTTCTTCACGTCGTTCTTGATGGTGTCAGCCACGGTGTCACTCCGGGTGTCAGCGAGGTGTCAATGCAGGTCAGATGGGTGTCAGCCGTTTACGGCGGCTGCGACCACGAGGTAGATCAGGAACAGGACGACGGCGATGATCAAGCCGTCAGCGAAGAGGATGTAGAACTGCCACCGAAGCCACGCCGCGAACAGCAGCGCGGCTCCGATGACCCACCAGGCGTTGAGCACGTCAGCGCCACCCGAACTTCGACTGGGGCTTCTGCTGCTGCCGCCCCTTGCCGATCTTCATCAGTTCGGCCTCGTACTCGCGCTCAAAACCGCTGTACAGGGCGCTGTACCACTTGGCGATCAGCTTCTCGGCCTGCGCGATCCGCTTCAGCCACCGCGTCACACGGCGGGCGCGGGCACGGGCGCCGGACATGTTCCCCAGGGTGTTAGGGATGTTCCGCAGCCGGCCCTCCAGCATCTCCGCGTCGAGGGCCCGCTCGACCGCGCGCTGCCGGGCCTGCTTGCGGCCGTACTCGGCGTAGGCGCGGATGTCCTCGTTCGACATGAAGTCGCTGCCGGGCGTCGCCTTGTCGCCCTTCTTCGTGGCGCCACCACCACCCTTGTTGATGTTGATGTTGATGGCGCCGTTCAGAGCGGGGTTCAGCGACTTGGACTTGTTGACGTTCTTCGGCGTCCTCGTCCGGGGCTGTGGCGGGAGGAAGCCCTGCCCGCCAGTGCCCTGGGCTGTGGCGTCCCGTTGGCGGTTCTTGTACATGTCGAACACAGCGGTGTTCTGACTGGGCATGCCGTTCTCCTTCGGTTGGGTGCGGATCTAGCTGGGGTCGGTGAGAGCCGGGAGCGGTTCGCGGTCGAGGATTTCGGTGCGGATGTTCTTCGCTGTCGATGCGCCCGGCTTGCCGAGTCCGGCTTCGGCCAGGGCATTCGCGAACTCGGTTCCGGTCGGCTGACGGCGCAGCCGCTTGAACTCGGCGTGGAACACGGGGGTACCGAGCTCCACCCACTCGTCCATCGAGCGGCGCGTCTTGGCGGCCGACTGGCGGCCCTTCTTGGCGGTCTGCTGGCGCTTCCCGGGGGCGGCCTTCTTGGCGCCAGCGGGGGCCGTCTTGGCGGTCGCTTCTTGGCGCTCCTTGGCGGCGCCAGAACCGGCGACTTGGCGCTCGCTGTTGGCGGCCGTCTTGGCGGCGGCCGGCTCCTTCTTGGCGGGCTGCTTCTGGCGGCTGTCGACGACCTTGCCGGAGGTGCGGGTGAGGTGCTCGGGCAGTTCGATGCCGAGGATGTAGGCGCGGTAGATCTTCCATGTGCCCTCGCGGTCGATGAGCCAGCGAAGCGGGTGCAGCCGCGGCCGATCCGACGCAGAGGCACGGGCCTCCGACATCAAACCCTCGAAGAGGATCACCGCGGCAGGGGGCATGAAGCTGGCGATCCACCGGCCGGTGGGGTCGTCGATGTGCTGCCAGTTGATCCACGACGACAGGCCCGTGAACGCGAAGATCAGCAGCCGCCAGATCGCTGCACCCCGGCCGTTGACGCTGGCCCGGTACACGACGAGCGTCAGGCCGAGAGGGGCGCCGTCGAACGTGATCGGCACCAGCCAGCCCTGGTCCTCGTTGAGTCCCATGTGCTTCGTTGCGAAGTCGTGGAGGCCGATGAAGCTGGCGGACCATCCGGCGACGGCGACGACGAGGACCAGGGCGAAGCCGACCGACCCCAGACCGGTGTCACGCATGAAGCTGCCGAAGCGGGCGCCCAGGTTGCGAGGCTCCTTCGTGGCGGGCTGCACGGGCGCAGGCGTGGCCGACTGCTGCGCGACCCCTATGGGTCGCCAGTCGCCCAGGACGGGCGGGGTGCCATCCTGCGGGGTGCTGGTCACGGTCATCGTCCTCTCGGATGTGTGAGTGCGGTCAGTGAGCGAGGTGACTGCCAAGCAGGTAGGTGCCGAGGATCAGCGGCCACGCGATGGCAAGCAGGTACAGGGCACGCATCAGGCACCTTCCGGAGCGGTCAGGGCGGGCAGTTCGGTGTAGGTGAAGCGGACGACGACGAGGCTCGTTGGCTTGCAGTGCTGCTTGTCGGCGATGCCCTCGACGACTGCCTGCCGCATCCCGGCCTCGGAGATCGGCACGGGGGCGGCCAGGGTGGAGGCCGCCTCGAAGACGCCCTCGCCCGGCAGGACGATCTCGATGGACCAGACGTAGTAGGTGCGCATGACGACCTCCCTGGCGGTCAGCGGCGGCGGATCGGATAACTAAGCGCGAAGATCGTCAAGCCGACGAGAGCGGTAATCGCCAGCAGCGACAGAACGATGAGGACGTACGTCATCAGGCCCACCTCCTCACGCGGGTCGGGGCGGGTCGCACGGCGGCGCACCACACGAGAGTCACGGCGAGAGCAGCGACGAGGACCGCGGTGCCGCCCGGGGCAGTCAGCACCCAACGGCCAGCCGAGACGGTGCCGTTGAGTGCCGCGCCCAGCAGGCCCGGCGCCTTCAACGCGATGACTGCGAGCAGCAGCCACGCCACGACAGAGGCAGGACGGCGCATCATGACCCGTCACCCCGCTCCACGACCGGCAGGGCCATGTCGCGGTGCCTCAGCGCGATCCGGAGCCGTGGCTCGGTGAGCCGCTCGGCTACTGCGGATGCGACTACGGGAGCACGGTGCCGGCCCCCGGCGCAGCCAACGGCGATGCGCACCGTGCCTGTTGACGGGCCGTCGAGGAAGGCGCGGGCGGCAACCACAGTTGCGCCGATCAGTTCCGGGATGCCGTGTGTGCTCATCACGGCGTCCTGCACCGGCGCGTCGTTGGCGGTCAGTTCGCGCAGCTCCGGATTCACGTGCGGGTCACGGAAGTGCTGCCGCACGTCGAGCAGCAGGTGCGCCTCCGGTGGTGCATCGTGCAGGAACCCGAAACTCGTGACCGACACGTCGGCCATCAGCCGCGCTTCATCCCTGATCTCGCGGTCGCCCGCCATTCCGTCCTCCTTGTTGATGTAGTCCAGTCGGCTGGCCGGTCCCCTTGCCGCCCCGGTCTCGGCCGGGGCGACGTAGGCAGCGGTCAGCCGCCGCTCAGTAGCCGATGTTGAGAGTCCGGGCGATGCGGTCCAGCTCCTGCCGAACCTGCCGCAGCGCAGACGATGTCCGGCCCGCGTGCTCGGGTGAACCCGCAGCCACCTGGTCCGCGGCCTCCCGCATGTGCTGCAGCCCCGCCTTCAGATGCGCCGACACCGACGTCCCGTCGATCACTGCGATCTGGTACTCGGTGCAGATGTTCACCCGCCCCGGCTGGAACGCCGACAGCGGCGACAGGTGCGCAGCCGCCTGCCCCGCGGTCTCCTCGGGCTGCTGTGCCGTCACGGCCTGCCACGTCGGCAGCGTCGCCAGCGCAGTCGACGGCCCCGCCGCCTCGGCCGCAGGCGCGGCCTTGGCCGTCTCGGTGGTGGTCTCGGTGTCCGCCATATCCATCAGTTCCTCTCGGTCGTCGATGTCCGGCCCGTCCGTCCGGCTCTCGATCAGGGGTGGCGCATCCAGTGGCCTGGCCCCACCACGCCCGCCAACCCCGATGACGGCAGGGCTGGTTGGCGCAGAAGCGTCAGGGGATCTACAGGGACTTACCTGGGGTCCGGCGATCCGGCGGGGCCTTCTCCCCCTGGCCATCCCGCGTCCGCCCGTGCTCCGGCTCCGGCTCAGCCATCACGGCCACCCGCCTTGCGGATGGCGTCGAGCACGGCCTCGGTCAGCTCGGCAGGCAGCAGGCCCTTGTCGATCGCCGCGAGCGTCGCGAACTGACCCGCGATCCGTTCGCGACCCTTCATCAGGAGGCCGTCATAACCCGTGTTGTCCCGCTCGTTCGTCTCCGCCGACTTCCGCAGCAGAGCGGCGGCCTCTTCCAGGTAGCGCGACATCACTGCTCACCCGCCTTCGCCTTGCGGCTGTCGAGCCAGGCGTCGGCCAGCTTCGAGGCGACGGTGAACGTCAGGATCGTCGTGCCCAGTGCGGCAAGGTGCGGCACCGGGGTGCGCAGGCCGTAGGAGGCGACCGTGTAGCCCACGATCACGGCGACCACATAGGACAGCACCGCCACCGCGGCCGTCACGACAGCCTCGGTCCGGGCGGCCATCAGGCGGCCTCGGCGATCTGCTCGTACTCGGTAACGCGACCGGTGATCTGGTCGTACAGGCTGGCCTCGTCCGGCCACGCCTCGTCGTGGATCTTCGCGACGCGGATGATGTCCCGGCCGGTGGACAGATCCCGGCGGTCCTTCGCGGCCAGCCACTCGGCGCGCAGCGCGACCCGGGTCGCGGCGGTGAACGGCTTCGGGGCGGGCGCGTTCTCGAAGTCGAAGAGGACAGTACGCTTCATCTCAATCCCTCCTAGGGGGACCAGGCCCCGGCCAGCGGTTGCGTCGCTGCGTCCGGGGCCGCCTGCGTTTTGTCAGGCGGGGGTGGGGGCGGGTTCGACGACGGGGCCTCGGCGGAGGCGGTCGGCGATGACGTGTTCGGGGATGCGGATCTCTGAGCCGCGGCGTCCGTGGCTGGGTTCGCTGCCGTAGCGGACGACGGGCAGGTCGCCGAGTTCGGCCCAGCGGTAGACGGTGGAGATGTGGACGCCGAGCGCGGCGGCCGCTTCCTTCACGGAGAGCGTCGGCAGTCGTTTGGGCAGCGGCATCCGCGCCCTCCTTCGGTGTCGAGGTCGGTTGGTCGAACGTTCGCAACCTTATCGCCTTCCCGAAAAGGTAGCAAGCTTTCCATGGCATGAGGTGCCCTCGACTCCGCCGCTAACCTTGAACGCAGAAGCGACAAGGTTCGATGACCAGCAGCAGAGAGGAGGTGCCCGTGGGTAACTGGGTCAGCAGATCGACGCCCTACCTCACGCCGAGTACCGCCGGACAAGCCGATGCGTGGACGCAGGAGGCCGCCGCGCACGGGGCGCGAGGCACGAACCGGCTCGACCACGTGGGCCATGTGCAGGCGCCGGCGTTCGTGGCTGACGCGTTCGGCATCGACGAGGGGCAGCCGGTGGTGGCGCGGCGTCGCATCGTCTACCTCGATGACGCACCCATGGAGATCGCCACTTCCTACTACCCGCTGTGGATCGCCGCCGACACGGACCTCGCCGAGCCGCGCAAGATCAAGGGCGGGGCGATCACGGCGCTTGCCAGCCTCGGCTACACCACCGCCTCGGTCACCGAAGACGTCGTCGCCGACATGCCCGACGAAGAGACCCGGGCCGCGCTCGACATGGACGCCGGGGAACCGATAATCACCCTGTATCGGAGCAACCGGGACGCCGACGGCACCGTGTTCCAAGCCGAGATCATGACCACCGCCGCGGCGACGCGGCGCCTCCGCTACGAGATGGAAGTGGGCTGAGCCCCGTGTCGGACCGTGCCAGGCGAACCACCGCAGACGACCTCGACCCGCGCCCCGATCACGAACAGATCGCCGCCGACCTGCGCCGCGAAATCCTCGCCGGCGACCTGCCGCCCGGGGCGAAGCTACCCAGTACCGACACGTTGATGAAGCGGTTCGGCACCTCGTCGGCGACGGTGCAGCGGGCGTTGCGACTGTTGAAGGACGAGCAGTTGGTGCATGGCCGTCCGGGGTCGGGTGTGTATGTGCTGGAGGCCCGCCGGGAGTTGCTGACGCCGGAGGCGTATTCGAAGCCGGCGGAGGAGGGGGCGCCGTACCGGTGGCTGACGGAGGCGAAGAAGCAGGGGAAGCAGGCGTCGATCCAGTTGCTGGAGGTGAAGGAGGCAGTGCCGCCCGCGGACGTCAGAGCGGCTCTCGATCTGGGTGACGGTGAACGGGCGCTGCTGCGGAAGCAGTTGCTCAGCTTCGACCCGGATCCGTGTGAGCTGGTCAAGTCGTTCTATCCGCTGGAGTTGGCGCGGGGCACGGCGATGATGGAGTTCAAGAAGATCAAGGGCGGTACGCCGACACTGCTCGCAAACCTGGGCTATCCGCCGCGGCAGACACGGGACGAGGTGACAGCGGAGGAGCCGACGCACGAGGAATACGAGGCGCTGCTGCTGCCGCGCCAGGTCCCGGTACTGCGCACCCTGCGAGTGGTGCTGACGGACGAGGACCGGCCGATTGAGGCGACGGTCATGGCGAAGGCCGGCCACCTGTACGCGCTGCGCTACCGGTTCTGACGCCCGGACAATCGGGCACCCCACCGGACGATCGGGCAGGTTCCGGGGGCCGATCCGACACGATGGGCACCCCGCCGGACAATCGGGCACCCCACGAAGGTTGCGATCGGCTCTACAGTCTGAGACAGCACAGCGGCCGGGCGCTTCGTGTGGCTGCACGAAACCCGGCCGCTGAGGAAACCAGCGGGCTGCAACCCGCTGATCAGCAAGTCCAGTCCCAGTCAAAGGAGGACTTTGATGCCGAGTGTAGCGGCGGGTGCGAATGTGTCACCTTGCGAATCTGTCACCGCGCGCCCCGGTGTGGACGTGTCGCAGGGTGATGGTTCCAGGGTGGCGGCGGCCGTATTCCGCGGCGAGGTGGTGCTGGTGCCGTGCCCGTCGTGGTGCTCGACGGATCATGCGGCGGCTGGTCCGCGCGACTTGGAGAGCGTGGCGCACGCTTCGGATTCGGTGTGGCTGCCGACGCGAGCTGGCTTGGCGGACATGGAGGTGTTCGTGTCGCAGTATCCGTTCGCGGATGGGGGCACGGCGCCGGTGCTCGCGTTGGATGCGACCGGCTGCGGCGAGTTCGTCGAGTTGACGAGGGCCGAGGCGCGCACGCTTATCGCCGAACGCCGTGCCAAGTTGGATGACTTCGAGGCCCTGGTCGACTTGGTGCCCTGACACCCCCCGCACGCAACTGCGCCCCGCCTGGATTCCGGGCGGGGCGGCTGTGCGTCTACGGGTGGCCCGTCAGGTAGCCGGCTTTCGTCGCGGTACGAGCCGGTAGTTGCGGCCGTCGGGGCTGCCGCAGGCTGCGACGTGTTCGCCGAGGCGGCGGTGTCTGTGGGTGCGGTGGCACCAGATGCAGGCGAATACCCAGTGGGTGCCGTCTCGTCGGACGGGGATGACGGGCGGGCGGGTGGCACTCATGACCGTGTCCTTTCGTGTGCGGGTTCTTGCCTCATGGGTGGGCGGTGGTGCTGCTCGACAGGGGGGGGGAGGCCAGTGGTTGGGGGTGCGGGTGCTAAGCGACCCCCTGCTTGCTTGGGCTCCCAGTGCTCCGGCGATTGGGTGTGGGCATGCGAACGCCCCGCCACCGGTGTGGTGGCGGGGCGTCGGTGGTGCTGGGCTAGTTGTTCACTGCCCCCTGTCGAGAACGAAGAGCGTTCCGTTCACGACCAGCACGTCGTCCACTTCGAAGGTGACTTGGGCTGCCGCGTCTCGCCAGCAGGCCGACCACATGCGCGCCCTCGTGGCGGCACAGATGCACTGAACTTCCGTGCAGGCGGGCGGCTGTTCACCCTCGATGAGACGGGCGGCCAGCACCGGCCCGTGGCCTTCGACGTTGAGCAGGACGGTCTCGGGCATGGCGATGCCCTTGGGCCACTCTTCGGCGCCTGAGCTGAATGCTGTCCAGGCGTCGTGTTCCCAGTGGTTGGCGGGCGTGGGCTGCGTCGGGTCGAGGTACTTGTAGACCCATCCGGGGATGGTGGCGGATCTGTACACGTCGCGGAAGGCGCCGGAGCCGATGTGCAACTCGCTGCGCCCGTATGACGCTTCGGCGTCTGCCGGGTTGGGCTGGGTGTGGGTCACGGCTGCTCCTGGTGTGGTGTGGCTCCGGCTGCACGGTCGGACCAGATGCGGGCGGCCTCGTCGGGTTGCGGGGTGCTGCTGTGCCAGCCGCCGGGGTTGGCTGCCCGGCCGTGGTCGGGCCACGTGGGTTCGCGGGCGTCGTCGTAGTGGCCTGCGGGTTGGGTGCAGCACCAGGTGGTTCTGTGGGCGGTGAGGACGGCGGTGCATATTGGCCCGGCAGGCGGCTGCTCGGCTTGGTCGTTGGCGTCGCGGATGCGTGCATCGAGGCTTTCGAGCACGGTGTCCAGGTCGGCATCCGGAGTGGTGAACGACCGGACCCCGATGTTGTGCCGCCAGTCGTCCAGCTCAGCGCGTAGGCGGGCGTTCTCGTTGGCTAGCGCGGTGTGCCCCGTGGTGACGAACTTGCTGATCTCCGCATCGGCCGTGGCGATGGCGGCGTCGATCCGGCGGAGTTCCCGAGAGGTCACAGCGCCAGCGGTTTCCGGGTGCATGGCTTCGGCGTACCGCTGCTGCCGTTCTCGGTGGTCGACGGCGTGGAGGGGACGTGTCGGGTAGTCGGAGTTCATTGTGGCCAGATGGGCGGTGGGGTCTCCGCAGCAGTCCTGCGGTTGGCAGCCGGGCGGAACGCAGTGGGCGCGGCTGCCACTCCGAGGCGCCGTGCGCCTCTCTGCGGCCCGTTCAGCCCCCTCGGGGTACTCCAACCCGCCGGAGGGGCCGTTCGTCGCTGTGACAGTCACAGGCGCAGTCTCGCGGGGCCGCTGGCCGTCGTGGTCAGGTTCAGGCATCGGTGTCTCCGCTCTGGTTGATGGCGCGCGCCACAGCAACAGCGCGGGGATCGGGGCCGATCCACTCGGCGGCGACCGCGGCCGAGGCGAGCCAGTCGGCGAGCGCTGTGCCGACGATCGGGCCCATGGCGGCGATGTAGGCGGCGTTGGCCTTCCCGAGTTCGCTGTCGTCGGTGTCGCCGAGGCGGACGGTCCATCCGTAGTCGCCGTAGCCGCCCCGTTCCCAAGTGCCGGGGCTCGCCATGTCGGCGAGGGCTCGCAGTCGCGCGGCAGCGGCGCGGAGTTCGTCGGCGGGTGTGGTCATGTGTTCCTCCGGGGTGGGTAGTTGCGGGGCGCGGTCCCGCCCGATTCGAGCGGGCGGGACCGTCCAACGGGTGCGTACTACGGGTCGTTGCGGCGGCGCATCGACCGCACCATGTGCTTCGGGGCCGTGGCGAGCAGCAGCACAAACAGCACTGCTTGACGCGGCCGGGTATGCCAGCGCTCATCGACGTGCAGGCGCAGTTGCCAGTGCACCCAGTCGCCGAGCCGTGACCAGGGCCGCCAGCGGCCGAGGCCGTACCCGGCAGCGAACGCCACGGCGAGCAGTACGGCAGTCACGCCGTCACCTCCTGCACGGCGTCAAGTTGAGCAACAGCAGCGGTGAGCGTGGCGTCGAGGCTGTCGTGAACCGTCAACCCGGGCTGCGCGAGGCTGGCCTGCCACCGCACGTCCTCGACGCGGGGATAGCCGGGGTCGGCACCGACGACGATCGGCCGCTGCTCCCCGAGTGCGGCGCCGAGTTCGAACATGGCGATCGGCTGCGTCGTCACCTGCCGGTCGCAGGCGGGGAACCAGAACAGGGTCAGCACGCCGTCCATGTGCAGGTGCTGGTGTTCCCAGCGGATCTGCTCGGGTGTCGCCGACGGGTCGTCGATCGGGAAGTTCGCCCGGCGCGGGTTGAGGACGACGGCCTGCCCGGCGAGGCAGTCGGCGGCGACGGACTGCCAGTCGGGGCAGCCGACGATGCCGCCCGCCAAGAACACCGCAGGCGGGTCACCGGGGGCGGGCCGATACGGAGTCGGGCACTCGAAGTAGGTGTTCATGCGGTCCACTTCCTGACGGGGATGCCTGCCTGTTCGGCAAGACGGGCGGTGTGGGAGGCGCCTCGGCTGCCGTCCTTGATGAACGCGAGACACACGTCGGCGCCGAGGTTGACCATGTGCTGGTTGCGGATGAACCCGGCGCGCTTGCCGTTGATCTGCCAGTTCGCCGGGTGCTGCTCCTCGGTGACTCCGGTGGCGAACTGGGTGGCGGTGATGCACCAGTCGCGGGCCTGGGCATCGGCTCCGGTCGGGCAGGCGCCGTGTACGACGACCAACTCCCGGCCTGTGATGAGGGCTTCGTCGCGGCAGTCGTTCAGCGCGGACCACACCACGCCGGGCGACGGCCAGTCGCGGGAGCCGGTGATGAGCGCGCGGTACGGGCGAGCGGTCATGCAGCAACCTCCTGGCCCGGCGCCTGTGCAGCCGCGTAGTTCCACAGCCAGAGCGTCTTGCGGCCACTGGCGGCGTGCTCAGCGTCGCGGTGCTTGCTCCATGTCGCGTTGGGGCCACTCGGCGCCCCAGCGCGGTCGGTGACCTTGATCCAGCCGTCGTGTCGGTAGATGTGACCGGGGTGCCTCTTGTTGCCGGAGTAGGCGACGGCAGCGGTCACGTCCCAGTACGGCCAGGCTTGGGCGCCGATCTCGCGCCACAGGCGCAGCATGACTCGGGTCGCCCACTTGTAGTCGGGACGGGTGCACAGCCGCGCGAGTTCGACGACTTCACCGCGGGTGCGTTCGGCGACGGTGCTACTGAAGGTCGAGGCGCTGATCGCCACCGAGATGGGCATGCCGGCGACGTCGAGACGCCACGCCTGCATGCCGTACGGGCGATTGCAGGGGCCCAAGTAGTGGTCCCATTCGGTGCAGATGGCGTTGGCGGCCTGGACATCGGTCTCGAAGAACCCGGCCGCTGGCTCGACGAGGGACATAGCGTCGAGCTGGGTCGGTACGGTCACGATCGCTCCTTGGCGGGTCCGGGGCAGAGGATGGCGGGCACCTGCGAGGCCGGGAGCAGGCGGCAGGCGGGGCACTGATCCGGATCACCGGCCACATGGGCGGGCCCCTCGCTGCCGTCGAGGGCCTGCATGGTGGGGCACGGATGGCACGTACGGCAGGTGGCGCAGAGGTGCTTGTGTGCTCCGTCGTGGGTGCAGCAGAACGCGGCCCACGCCGGGTCCGCTATGGGGCTGTGCAGGTCGCCGACTGCGGCAAGCCGGGCGTGCAGCCGGTCGAGTTGGTCGTCGGTGATGGTGGACGCGGTCGACCGTCCGGCCGCGGCGTGGGTCATGACTCATTCCTCCGGGCTTCCATGGCGATGGCTTCGGTGACGGTGAAGCCGTTGACGGTGAGCAGCGGCGCGACCTGCTTGGCGAGTTCGAGTGCGGTGTCCAGGTCGAAGCGGTGACGTGCGAGCCACTCGTCTTCGCGCTCGGACGGGATCGACTCCCAGCTCCAGGTGCCGTCGGCGGCGAGGCATTCGCGGTGCCGGGTGACGGCCCACAGGTCGCGGCCTCGGTATTCGACGTGGATGGAAAAGTGCGCCCGGTCGATGCCTTCGGGCACGCATGAGACTTCGTAGCGGGTGGGCTGCACGTTCGCGGGCGGGAGTGCAGCGGCTTCGGTAGCGGCGCGTTCGCGCAGCGCACGGAAGTGTTCGGCGAGTTCAGCGTCGCGGGTGTCGTTCATGCGGGTCTCCGGTGGTTAGGCCCGGCCGTCGGATGACGGCCGGGCGTTGACGATTCTTCTGTCACAGGCGAAACGATGGGCAGCACAAAGCCCTAGCTACTGCGGGCCCTTCGGATCCCGGATCGGGATGACCACGTACCGGTAGGCGTCGTCCTCCGGGTCGGCGATGACCGCCGGTTTCTGCGCCGTCGTCACCTGCATCCGCACCTCCCCGTCGAGCGGGGTCAGGCCGTCCGTCAGGTAGCGGCCGTTCCAGGCGGCAGAGAACTCGGGCTGGTCGCCGTCGTAGCGGCAGTCGACCGTTGCCTCCGTCGTGCCCCGCAGCGACGCCGCCCGCAGACGGGCCGAGCCGGCCTCGCGGTCGAAGCGAACCCAGATCGGGGAGCCCTCCTCGCACACCACCGACACGCGGCGCAGCGCATCAACCATGTCGCCCGCGTCGAACAGGGCGGTGCCGGTGAAGTCGGTCGGCGTCACCTCGTCGACGCGGTGCGGGAACGTGCCCGGGGCGAACAGGCCCGTGACAACCTGCGCCGCCGACGACACCAGACCCACGGTGCCGTTGCCGTCCGCCGGCAGCGCCAACCTGACCGGGCCCGCCTCGAACGCGCCCAGGTTGGAGGCGAGCACCTTGTCCGGCGCCACCGCCATACCCTTCGCCTCCGGCGTCAGATCCATGAACGGCAGCCACACATCGGAGATCCGGTACGAGTCAGTGGCGGTCACACGCAGCCGGTCACCTTCGACCATCAGCCGCACACCGGCCATGCCCTCGAAGCGGCCCGCAGCCTTCGGGTTCACCGCGGCCTTGACCCGCTTGTAGGCGGCGGCCAGTTCGGCGCCGTCCACCGTGCCGGTACCGGCCGGGGCGGTCGGCAGCGTCGGCCACGACTCCCCGTCCAGCAGCGGCAACGCCGCCGAGGATCCAGCAGTCGTCACCGACACCTCACGGCCGTCGGCCTCGACGGTCACGTCGTTCTTACCCAACGTGCCGAGGACGTCGGCCAGCAGCCGGGCCGACACGGACGCCGAACCGTCGTCGTCCACATCGGCTTCGAGGGCGGCACGGATCGACGTGGCACCGTCGAAGCCGGCAACCGTCAGCCGGCCGTGCTCTGCGGCGAGCCGCATACCCATCAGGGCAGGCATGGTCGCGTTGTTGGGGAGTTGCCGGGCCACCAACTGGGCCACGGCAGCCAACTCCTTCTGGGGGGCGGTGACTCGCATTAGGCGGCGTCCTCACTCGGCTCGATGACGCGCTGGTTGTCGTCAAGGGCGGGGTGGTCCTCGCAGGGGCCGAAGTCGTCGTCGCAGCCGCAGTCGTCGGCGTCGTGGTGCGGCTGGTCCTGGCTGCTGCTGGTCTCGTTCCAACGGAGCGCCCACGGCTTGGCCTTGCCGCTGCCGGTGACATCGGTGGTGCCGAAGAGTTCGAGCTGTTCGTTCATGGTGGTTTCCGTCCAATCGGTCGTAGATCTACGTGCGGCTGTGTTCATGCGGCTACTGATGTGGATGTTGCGGTGGCGGGAAGCCGCGCCTCGGTCGGCATGCGGTCCCACAGCAGCCGCAGCGCGGCGGCGGCTTGTTGGCGGACGACGCCGTTGCCGAGCGCCTTGAGTGCGGCGGGCCGGGTGATGCCGGGGGTGTCGACGACCCAGCCTTCGGGGAGGCCCATCATCCATTCGACGAAGGGCGGGTTCAGACGTCCCAGATCGTCAACTGGTCGCGGGGCTCGTCGTCCGAGGACGTGTTCCCAGCGTCGGATGGCGGGGGCGAAGTCGCCGTATTCGACATGTGCGTCACCGCCGACGGCAGCATCAGGTCGCCCTTCGACCCGCGCTGATTCGGTCCGCCCTTGCTCCCGTCCGACGCTCGCGGTGTCGGCAGCAGGTTCACCACGACCTCGTTCAACGGCCGCGAGTTGCGGTCCATCAGGTTCGACTCGCCCGACTTCCAGTCCCTCGCTGCGGGTGTCGGCAGCAGATGCTCCACCTCGTCGGCCAGCGTCGGACCGTGCCCGCCCTGCTTCCGCTTGTCCGGGTGCTGCGAGCCGCCGTTCACCGCGAGCTGCGCGGTGGGTGTCTTCAGCAGCGGGCCATGCGATGACGAAGACTCGTTCGCGGCGGTGGGGAGCGCCGACCTCCGCTGCAGCCACGCGCGCCCATTCCGCATCGAACCCGAGGACGGCCAAGTCTCCGAGTACGGCACCGAGAGCTCGAAGAACCCCTCCGGGAGCTCCTTCATCCACAGCCTCTCGGTCGGGTCCCAGGCCGCGGTCGGCTTTCGCGGAGAGGAGTCCTTGGACATTTTCGATCACCACCAGTCGGGGTCGGAGTACGGAGACAGCGCGGGCCATGTGGGTCCACAGGCCGGAGCGGGTGTCGGGTGCGAGGCCGGCGCGCTTCCCTGCGGAGGACACGTCGGTACAGGGGAAGCCGCCCGTGAGGATGTCGATGGGCTCAACCTCGGGCCACTGGATCTGGGTGATGTCGCCGAGGTTCGGCACCGTTGGCCAATGCCGTTCGAGGATGCGGGCGGCCCACTGGTGCCAGTCGGGCTTGCCGTCCTTGTCCGGCGGCTCCCACTGCGAGTGCCAGATGAGGTCGCCGCCGTACACGTCCTGCACCGCCAGATCCAAGGCGCCGGTGCCGGTGAACAGGGAGCCGATACGAGGGGCGTTCATGCGGTGGCCCTCTCGGCTTCTTGCTGGCGTGCCTGGTGGTGGTCGCCGCGGGGCCGGCTTCCGTCGTGGCATGGGGCGCCGGGTTCGGCTTGGCAGTCGGGGCAGTTGGCGGTGGCGATGATGAGTGCGGTGATGCGGCTGGGGTGTGGGGTGGGCATGGTCCGTATGCGGCTCTGTGAGCGGCAGGCGTGTCCGGCTGTGGCTCCGCAGTGGCGGCAGTTGTGGGCGAGTGCGGGGTGCCGTGCGGGTCGGAGGTCGGCGGGCATCGGGGCGCCGCGGCGGAGACTCACGACGCGATCTCCTCGCCCAGATCGATAGCGGCAAGGGCGGCGTGGAGGGCGGCCCAGTAGTCGTCGGCCTGGAACGGGTCGAAGTCGCGCCAGATGTCGAAGTGGGCCTCGTTCTCGATGGCTTCCTCGCGGGCGCTGTAGTCGCGGGTGCAGAGCCAGGCGGTGTCGTCTGCCAGGAAGGACGCCCAGTTGTCGTGGAGGAACAGGGGGCGCTTCTGTCGGCAGTGTTGGCACCTGCCGTTGCGGGGCAGTGTCTGCTGGGCCATATCTTCGTCCTTTCGACTGTCGTTGTCGAAGTTGTGGTCAGCGCAAATGGTGCTGGTTCAGGCGGCGGCGAGTTCCTGTTCGCGTTTGCGCCAGCCGGGGGCGCGTTTGCCGTGGAGCTGTGCGTGGATGTAGCCCTCGGTGCGGCCGACGCGGCGGGCGATTTCCCATTCGCTGGTGCCGCCTTCGGCAAGGTGCCGGACTTCGTCGGCGAGGGTCTGGTCGCGCTTGGCTTCCTTGACCGTTCCGCTGGTGTCGGCCTCGGGCTCCGTGTTGGGGTCGTCGATGTCGTCCCAGGCGAGGGGGCCGTGGAAGCCGGCGGCTTTCGCGCGGCGGCTCGTGATGACCGACGGTCCGGGGCGGGTGATCCACTGTGCGTAGAGCGCGGAGGTTGCTGAGGCGAGCTCGTTGGAGACGGTGCTGGTCCTGCCGGATGAAATGTGGGCGATGGTCGCGGTGGACACTCCGAGTTCGGCGGCGATGACGCGGTACGGGTAGCGGAACCACGCGAGAGCCTGGATGCGGCGCCTGGTGCCGGTGGCGTCGATCCAGTGCCCGAAGGCGGGGTGCCCGGGCGCGGGCCGGAAGGCGAGGATGCTGCGTTCTGTGTCGAGCAGGACGAGCTTGCGGGTGCCTTCGGCGAGGTCGGCGATGGTGCTGTTGTGCGCGGTGGTGTGGTCGGCGATGCCTTTTCGGGTGCAGCCGCGGGCGATGAGGTCCTGGACATGCTGGGTGGCGGGGCCAGCGTCGACTTTGCGGGGCTTGTTGCGGAGCTGGTCGAGTTTGTACTCCTGGAGGTAGCGGTTGTGCGCGGCGCGGCAGGCGTCACAGCGGCAGCCGCGGAGGTAGCAGCGCCGTTCGCCGTGTGCGGGTTCCGTCTTGGTGGTCATCGGTCCTCCTTGTGCGGGTTGACGGGTCACTGGTTCATGTCGTCGAGCTGCTGGCGCTGTTCGGGGGTGAGCCGGGCGAGGGCGGCGGCTGAGGCTGCTTTGCGGGCGGCGATCTGCTCGTCGTCTTCGCGGGGCTGTCCGGCTGCGTCGCGTGCGGCCCGTCTTCGTGCTGCGTGGGGGACGGTGCGGTTGCGTCCGTTGCTGCGGCAGTGCTTGCCGAGCGGGGCTTGGCATGTGGGGCAGGTGATGGTGAGCGGGCCGACGCGGGTGGGGCGGCGGGTGGTGGTGGCTTCGTCGGTCGACATGTTGCGGATGTCGGTGCCGACGGCTGCAAGTTGACGGGCAAGTCGCGGGTCGGGGGTGCCGGGTCCGAGCGCGCGGAGGCCGGTGTCGGCGGTGATGTTGCCGTCGGCGAGGGCTTTGGTTCGGGCGCGGAGGTTCGCGAGGTATTGCTGCGGCGTCTCGTCGGGGTCGCCGTCGTAGCGGAGGTTCGCGACGCGTTCGCGGCGGGCTCGCTTGGCGATGTCGATGAGGTCGACGGGTGTGGCTCGGAAGCGGTCTTCGGGGCGGCGGCTGGCCATCTCTTGGTAGAAGGCGTTGAGGGCTTGCGTGGCGTCGTCGATGGAGACGCTGGCGGCGTTGAGGTCGGCGTGCCAGGCGGCGATGTCGGCGCGGCCGACGGTGCGTTGGTCTCGGGCTGCGGCGAGGCCGAGGAGGTGTGACACCTCTTCGTAGCTGATCACTGTGCCTCCTGTCGGGCGTCGGCTTCGGCCTGCATCTGGCGGCCGAGGTTGAGCGCGGCCTGGACGCGGGTGTCTGTGGTGGAGGGCCGCTGTGCGGCGGGGAGTGCGACGACGTTGCCGCGCTGGGCGCGCTCGGACTGCCACTTGGCGGATTGGCGCATCCACTTCTGCCAGGCGGCGGGCCAGTTGCTGCGGCGTCGGCCGTCGGCGCGGTGGTGGTCGATGAACTGGGCGGTCTCGTAGTCGACGTCGAGGGTGTTGCCGAAGGTGTCGGTGGCCCAGCGGCGCATGGCGTCTGTGAGTTGGAAGCCGTCGTCGTCGATGGGGGCGGGGCGGTCGTCAGACCGCGGGGCCGGCTTGGTGTCGGGGGGTGCTTGCCCGCTTGGGTCACCACCCCCCTCCTTTATGGGGCTGGGGATAGGGGCAGGGGCAGGGGCAGGGGTACGCGCGTGTGATGTGCGCGCGCGCCCGCGCGTAGTGGGTTCGCCAGGGGTGCCGGAAGGGTTTCCGAAGGGTTCGCTAAGGGTCTCGGGACCCTTAGCGAAGGGTTCCGAGAAGGTGTCGGAGTCCTTCCGTGTGGGGTTGTTCGGGGGTGTGGGGTCGGGTACGCGAAGGGTGCGTCGAAGGTTCGTGAGGTGTTCCTCGATCTGGGCGCGCACGGAGGGGCCTTCGCCGCCGCCGCGCAACTTCGAGGGTTCATCGCTGAGTTCGTCGAGCGGGAGGCGCTCGGACTCGACGAGGAGTGCGCGGCGCAGCCGCATGGAGGAGATCTCGCCGGCACCGGAGACCATGGCGGCCATGACCTTGGGCATGCGCCATACGCCGTCGTTGCGCACGAAGGTGCGGATGAGGAGTTCCTCGGTGTCGTCGTCGACGACGATGAAGCGGGTCTCTTCGAGTGCGGCGAGGCGCTTCTCCAGTTCGGCGACGGTGAGTCCGCGGGCTTTGCGGGACCAGCGCCGCAGGGTGAGCGGCAGGAGTCCGGCGTGGTTGAGGTTGGGCTGCGAGATGAGGAACAGGTACATGCGCTGCTCCGGCTCGCCGAGGTTCGTGAAGTCCTCGTCCTCCCAGATGGAGGTGAGGATGCGGCCGTGTCCGCGTGCCATGTCTTTGCTTCTTCCGGTCGGGTCTGGTCAGGGCATGACGTTGCACCCCCTTGTCAGGGCGGCTCTGCGCTGGCCTTGCCGTGTTGTGAGTGTACCTCAAGGTGACCGGTCACCCGATAGTCAAAAGGGGTACAGTTTGAGTCAGGGCGAACAGTCGGATCCGGACCATGGGCGACGGCCAGGTGACCAGTCACAGGAGAGTCAGCTACGCTTGCGTCATGACCACGAAGGGACAGCCCGGCCGCGTCGTCCGCATCGACGACGACACTTGGGCGGACTACGGCAAGCTCTGCGAGGAGAAGGGCATTGCTCGGGCCGCCGATGTGCGTATGTACGTCAAGCGCGAGGTCGCCGCGTGGCGTAAGGCCAACGGGACTGAGGCTCCCAAGCGCAAGGTGGTCGTGCGCCGCAAGAAGCCGGCTGACGGCTCCGACTGATCGCATCATCTGCTCCCTCGTCAAGGTCCCGCTGTGTGCGGGGCCTTCCTCGTGTCCGGGAAGCCTGTGTGCGGCAGGCGGCAAACCGTGGGATGGAGACAGCGCGCTTGCGCGCCGCGACGACGTGCGCTGATGCAGTGTCACGTGCTGCTCCCTTCGTCGTGTCGCGCATGGTGTCGGCGGAACCGGACACATGCGGGCGGGCCCGTCTTGACGGGCGAACCCCGCCCGTGTGCGGGGTCAAGATGTGGTGCAGTCCTGTGCGGCGTCGGCGGCCTGGACGGTGTGCGGGGCGGCGCGTCCAGCAGCCGCCCACGGGGCGTGCCAGCCACAGAGCCGCCCGCCGGCGTACAGCCGGACCTGGTCGGCGTGGTCACCGGCGGGCACGTCGCAGACGTCAGGCTGGGTGTCCATCACGCCGCGGCCTTCTCGGTGCGAGCTTCGCGGCGCTCACGCAGCCCGCGGTCGAGCTCGGCGCGTTCCCGCTTGTTGAGGCCGCCGGCGACGCCGAACCGGTAGCGGGGCAGGTCGCCGGCTTCCTGTTCGAGCGTGTACATGAGGCAGCGGACGCGGACGGGGCAGTGCAGCCAGCACAGGGCCCGTGCCTGCCGGGCCTTCTTGCCGTAGTCGGCTTCCCACATGGCGGGGTCGCGGCCGTCTTCGCGGCAGGTGCCGAGGTCGTGCCAGTCGAGGCGCCGTTCGAGGCGTCCGGTGAGGGTGCGGGATGCGGATGCGGGTGTCATGACCCCTCCTGTGCGGTGTCTGCGGCGGCTTTGCAGGCGTCGCAGAGGGCTTCCTTGTAGCGGCGGTGTCGTGCGGCGGCTTCGGGTGTGCCGCATGCGGCGCGTTGCCGTCCGCCGTGGCGGTCGGGGGTGGGCTTGTCGATGCGGACTCGGTCGCGGCGCCATCGTTCGGCGCCGGTGAGCCCGCCGCGGATGCCGTGCCGCTTGTTGCGGCCGTCGCCGTTCTCCGCCTGCATGGCGTCGTCGAGGCATTCGGGCCGGGCGGGGCAGTCGGCGCACAGCGCCTTGCCGGGTGCTGTGCGCGCTTCGTCGTCTTCGTCGTGCGGGAACATGACGTCGTCGTGGCCCCGGCAGGCGGCCAGGTCCGTCCATCGACGGACGGGGGCGGGCGCGGTGCTCATGCCGCCACCTCCGCGTCGTACCAGTCGGCGGGGTACGCCTCGTAGATATGGAGGACGATCTGCCAGCCGGGGGTGCGGGGGCCGCGACGCATGTCGGGGCCGAGGACGTGCTTGTCGTCGTCGTCTGAGATGACTCCGGCGCGGACGATGCCGTCGACGGCGGCCTTGAACGACGGGTAGTAGTTCGTGGGGTCGAGGCGGATGTTCCGCGGGGAGTGGACGACGCCGAAGATCCAGGCCCGTTCCAGTACCGGTTCGGGCTTGGCGCTGCGAATGGCCCGGTTGAGGCTGCTGTCTCCGAGGGCCGTGAGTGTGGCGGCGTCGCGCAGGGCTTGAACGTCGCGCATCTTGGCCTTGTTGTGCTTGCGGGAGTTGGCGTTGAGGAGCGTCATGCCGGCGGGCAGGGCGACGCGGTAGTAGCGGCGGACGAGTCCGGGAACAACGGGCGGGGCGGGCACCGGCGCGGCGGTGGTGGTCATCGCTTGCCTCCGGCCTGCACGGCGGCGGTGAGGCTGCGGTGCATGGTGTCGGCGGCGAGGCGGATGGCGCCGTCGCGGTCGATGTCGACGATGGGCACGGTGACGTAGCGTCGGGCCCTTGTGCGGCGCACCAGCCGGACGGCGAGCACGACGACCCACACGGCCGCGGCGGCGAGCAGGCCGATGATGAAGCCGTCGATGATGACCGCGGCAGCGATGAGCCAGGCGATGTCAGCGAACACGGCCATCTCCTTTCGTGGTGGTGTTGTGGTGCCGGTAGGTGGCGGCGGCTTCGCGGAGTGCGAGGAGCGCGTAGGTGCCGCCGGATGCGGCGACGCCGAGTGCGATGGCGATGGCGAGGTTCATGGCGCGACCGCCTCTCCTGTGGGTGTGGTGCCGTCGATGGGGCTGCGGTACATGGGGCGCTTGTCGTCGCGGCGTTCCTGCCAGGTGGCGCCTGCTTCGACGGCTGGGCTGTTGAGCCCGAGGAGGTCGTCGAGTTGGCGCTGCTGGTCGGCGATGAGCCGGTCGCGGTTGGCGGCGTCGGCGCGCAGGCGGGCGATGGTGCGAAGGGCGCGGTCGAGGCGGATTGTCAGGCCGCGGTTCTTGGCGCCTTCGTGGCCGAGGGCTCGGTCGGCGGCGTGGAAGTTGCGGGCGATGATGGCGCGGGCGCCGCGCTCGGCCTTGAGTTCTTCACGGGCGTCGTCGAGGCGGTCGACGAGCGTGTTCTTCCAGGCCGCCAAGTCCCGGATACGGCGGGCCTTCTGGTTCCACATCAGACCGCCACCTCCTTGAAGGGGACGAGCGGCCAGTCGCCGCGAACGCCGGCGGCCTGGTGTTCCTTGCCGGGTGTGCGGGCGAAGTAGCCGGCCAGGCTGTCGGCCTGCTCCCGTGCCCATCCGATCTGTGCGGCGTGCAGCTCGGGCAGCGTCATGGCGGCGATGTGCGGGTGCGCCTCGGCGATACGCCAGGCGACGCGGCAGGCCGCGATGGCGTCGGCGTCGGCCGAGTGGGCGCCGTCAAGCGGCACCCGGTAGTGGGTGCAGAGGTCGGTGAGGGTTCGGCCACCGCGGCGGTACCGGTCGACGTGCTTGTCGAGGACGAACGGGTCGATCACGTGCAGCTCGCCCAGTGGGGCGACGCCGTGCCGGCGCGCCTCGCGGTCGAGGACCGTGAAGTCGTAGCGGGCGTTCATCGCCACCACCGGCACTCCGTCCATGGCAGTCACCCGGAGCAGCGCGGTGATCTCCTGGGTGACTTCGGCGGCCGGCTGCCCTGTTGCGTGGGCATGCTCGGTGGTGACGCCGTGGATGGCCGCAGCTTCGTCGGGGATGTCCTCGCCGTCGATGTCGGACAGCCAGTTCGTGGCGTGCGTGTCAGTGCCGCCGCCGACGTGGACGATGCAGGCGGTGACGATGCGGGCCTGCTCGGGGTCGCGGTGGTTGGTTTCGGTGTCGAAGCCGCACATGCGCTGGGTGTGCCAGGTCATGCCGCCACCTCCTTGGGGAGGAAGCGGCCGGTGGCCGGGTCGTTGCGGTTGCCTGCGTACGCCAGGGGGCGGCGGTTCTTGGACTGGGTGGAGTGATCGGTCCAGCGGCAGTTGCTCGGCGTGTAGGGGCCGTCGTTGTTGATCCGGTCGAGGCTCATCCCGGGCGGGCGCTCGCCCATGTCGGCGAGGAAGTTGACGAACGAGGCGCGCCAGCGGGGGCAGACGGTGATGCCGCGGCCGCCGTAGTGCCGCCACTGCTTGTGGGTGGGGTTGGTGCAGCGGTTGATCATGTCGGCCCAGGTCCAGTAGATGCGGGTGCCGCTGTAGCCGTGGCGGCGGTGGGCGCAGCCGCAGGACTGGGTGTGTCCCCACTGCTTGACCGGGATGGCCTTCTCGGTGCCGCAGGCGCAGCGGCACTGCACGTGGGTCTCGCCGGGGTGTCGGGTGGCGAGGACGGTGAGGCGCCCGTAGCGGGCGCCCTCACCTATGACCCGGGACTGGCCACTCACTGCCCGCCCCCGGCGGCAGACGGTGTGCTGGTGACCTCGCTGGCGGTAACTGCGGGCGGCGGGAACGCCTCGTCGATGGTGACCTCGCCGCGGTCGATCGAGCCGTGCAGGATGCCGAGCTCGGTCACGTCGTGCTCCGTCCATCGCGTAGACGGCCGGCCGAGCTTGGCCTCGACGCGGTCGACGGTGACGCCCAGGCCCTCGAACGCCTTCACGCCGTTCGCGATGCGCTGCGGCAGCGGAGCGCCGCCCCCACCGGAAAGCGTCTTGCGGCAGACCGCGATGGCCTGGTCGACGAACCAGCCCGGCAGCACCGAGAAGATCGCTTCACGGACCCGACGGGCGCCGTTGTTGGCGTTGGACTCGTAGATGTCCCGCAGGTCGGTGAGCTTCTGCGTGCCCTTCTTCGTGTCCCGCTTGTGCGGCACGATGAACGTGTTGGAGACGCGGCTGTTCTTCTCGACGTCCCATGCGAACGCCTGCATCTCGCTCTCGCCGTATACGTCGTCGCGGCGCATCTCGACGAGGCCGTACTGGACGTTGCCCCAGCAGCGGGCCAGTTCGCGGGCGAGGAACACGGACGGGCCGGATACGGTCTGTCCGCCGCGGGGGAAGCTGTAGAACGCCTTGTCGGCCAGGGCCTTCTGCGCGCACACCTGCTCCATCTCGGCGATGGCGGAGGTGATGTTGCGGGGGCACTGCTGGGCGACGACGACGGCTGCCTGCACCTCGGCGGCGGCGCGGGACTGCTCAACGGCGGTGCCCTGGCCGACCCTTGCCGGTGCGGCGGCGGGGTTGCTGTAGTGCTCAGGCTGGTTCATCCGAGGTACTCCTCTTCGTCGCGCTTCTCGGCCCATGCGGGCAGGGGCAGGAGGGCGATGTCGTCGCGGTAGCCAGGCCAGCGGCCGGTCTCGACGCATTCGCGGTAGGTGTGGAGGGCGACCCGGTTCTTCGCGGCGCCGATACGGCGCGCGACGGCGTCCAGCTCGACGACGGTCACCAGGTAGGGCGCCGTCTTCTCTTGGAAGACGAAGACGAACACCGTGTCCCGGCCGCCGAGTCCGAGGGCTTCGACGCCCATGCGGTACCAGGCGTCTTGCTGGTTGTAGCCGTAGCTGGCCACGGACTTCTGGACGGCCTCGGGTGAGGCGTCGTTGGTCGTCTTGTAGTCGGGGATGATCAGGCGGCGGCCGTCGATGTGCGGCGGCAGCCAGTCGAGGAGCGCCCGGCACATGACGCCGGTCTGCGGGTCCCGCCAGAACAGGGCCTGCTCGGGCTTGCCGCCGCGGGCCGGGTCGAACAGGGCGCTGGCGACGGGGTGCTGGCGAAGCGCGTCGGCCATCGCCTGAACCTGCTCGTACTCGTGCTGCTTGAGCGGGATGCCGCCGCGGGCACGGATCTCGGCGACCTGCGACTTGGCGACGGTGGTGTCCCAGCGGGCGCCTTCGACGACCTCGATGTCGGGTCCGTCGCCGAGCACGAGCTTGTGAGCGGCGTGCCCCAGGTCGAACGTCTTCTTCGGTGCGCGGCCATGGTCCTGCTCGTATCGGAACAGCGCGGGGCAGGACGGCGGCAACAGCTTGCGGGCACCGGTGGACGAGAGGCTGCCGCCCGGGACGGGGTCGGCGTGATATTCGTCTGCGGTCATCTGGTAGACGCCGGGCTCGGTGACGACCGGCCCGACGGCCGGGGCCTCGACCCCGGCCTGCACGGCGGTGACCGTCATCGCGCACCGCCGACGTAGCGGACGTACACGCGGTGCTCGCCGAACAGCGTCTTCGCCTCGGCCTCGAACTCCCCGGCGGTGAAGCCGGCGTTTGCCGGCCGCAGCCCACGGCGAATCTCGTAGGCGTCCTGCCCGGCGGTGCCGCGGGTGGTCTGCTGGCCGAGAAGCGCCCACTCGCCGGGCCGTCCGCGGAGCGCGTCAGCGAAGGCGGCACGGGACTTAGCGGTGCGCAGGACGTCCGGCGCGGGCGCATCGAATCGGGTGTCGACTGTGCTCATGACGCACCTCCGGTGCGGGTCGTCGTGGTGTCTGTGGTGTTGGCCGTGCGGCGCAGGCGGTGCTCGACGTCGGGGCCGAGCCAGCGGGCCTCGACAGCGGTGTCCATGTCGCGCTGCCGGGTGCGGGCCTCGAACGCCCCCGCCGGCTCGTATGCCGCGAGCCGGTAGGTGCCCTCGATGCGCCACACCTCTTTGCGGCCGTAGTCGTCGGTGGCGACGGCGCGGACGTGCTGCCATTCGCCGGGCTGCTGACGGCAGTTGCCTGCGACCTGCATGTGGTCGGTTTGGATACGGCGCTTCACGACCGGCCCCCGTCCTGCGCCCGCTCCCATGCGCTGGCGCGCACGGTGCGGGTCACGAGGTAGGCCGACGGCCAGCACTGCTGGTAGGTGGCGAGCCGTGCGCGGGCGTAGAAGTCGTTCGTGGTGCGGTCGGCAATCTCCTTGTTGGGGAGGCCGGCGATGCCGTACTCGACGAACTCGGTGCCGTCCGCGGGCGTGTTCATGCCGCACCTCGCAGAGGGTCGCCGTGGGCGATCGCGTCGGCGTCCTGGTTGAGCTGCTCGGCCGCGCGGCGGGACAGTTTCCGGCCCGCCACGAGATCCTCGATGGCCTGCTCGGCGGGGGTCATGACCTGCTCACCGCTTCGGCGAGCTGCTGCACGAGCGCGTCGCGCTCGTGCACCGAGTGGGCGTCGTCGTTGCCGTGCGACGTCTGGAAGTTGGCGGATGCTGCGGCGTCGAGCAGTTCGGCCAGATCCTCCGGGTAGTCCTCGACGAGGGTGCGGATGACGCGCTCGGCCTCGGCGGCCTTCGGGTTGGCGGGGATGGCGACGGTCATGACGCGCCCCCGTCCGGGAGGGCGAGCGCGCGGTGCGGCTCAACCGCGGTGTCGGCGGGCGCTTCTGCCGCGAGGAGGCCCGCATCGGACAGGGCGGCGACGACTTGCTCGACGATGTCGGAGCACGGGTGCGCGCTGGTTCGCAGCGCCGTCTTCCCGACTTGGATCGCGGTGCGCTCGGTGGCGCTGAAGCTGGCAGTCATCACGACTCACCCCGCTCAGCGGCGTCAGCCATGTCGCGCAGTTCGGCGGCCCGGTAGCGGAGATCCATCCGCTCACGCGGGAGCGAGACGGTCGTAGACCGCTCCAACCAGAGGTCCGCCACCCCTCGCAGGACGGAGGTGCGGGTGGGGCGGGCCGCCAACTCGGCGCGCAGGCGGGTGTTCTCCTGCTCCGCCACGGCGAGAGCTTCCGCGATGCGGTCGCGCCGGTCGATCAGCGGGCAGGGTCCGCCGTTGCACGCTCCGCTGTCGTCGCACTGCGGGCACTCGCTGTCGCGCCGGTCGTCAGCGGCGTAGGTGCCCGTCGTCAAGTCCATTCCGGCGACCAACCGTGCCTCTCGCTGCTCGCTGTCGCGCCGGTCGATCCCAGGGCAACCCCGGTACAGGTGGCCGGTCCATGCGCCGCACTCGGCGCACTGCTCGGGAATCTCGTCCGTCTCGCTGTCGCGCCGGTCGTTGTCTGCGTTGGTCCGGGTCTGTCGGCCGCGCAGGTTGACAGGGCCCATGTCGCGCCGGTCGTCGGGTGTCAGCGGGGCGCTCATGCGGGCACCGCCTCGGTGGCCACAGGCAGGCAGGCACCCGCATACGGCGGCTCAGCCGGGTCGTTGAGCTGGTGCTTCCACTCGGCCGTCAGCCCCTCCAGGAACACCGTGTCGTCCAGCGACCAGGCCCGGACGGCTATCCCGTCCACCACGGCATGCGCCTCGGTGAACGTCTTCTCGACGTTGTCGCCATGCGGGTGCGCCGTGACCTCGACCCCGAACTCGTGGGCGAAGGAGCCAACGTTGGCCGACCCGCGGTGGAAGTACAGGTCGAGGGAGTAGCCGCCCCGGTAATCCCAGGCGGTCTTGATGTCGCGCGGCAGGTGCGGAATCCGGGCGGCGACCTGTTCGGCGGCGGCGAGCGCACGCATGAGAGCCGAACGGTCCTTGTCGGTAGGCTCGTAGGTCATGACCTTGCCTCTCTGAGTGGTTGGTGAGGTGGGTCAGCAGGGGGTCGTCGGGTGTCGTCCGGCGGCCCCGCCTGCATGTGGCGGGTCGTCAGGCAACTGCCTGCTTGTCGGCCTCTTCCTTGATCCAGTCCTTCACGCGGTCCAGGTCGAAGCGCCTGCCGCGGAACGGGGTGGGCTCCACCGGGCAGCCCCGGTTGACCCACTGCTTGACGGTCCAGTCGGACACGCCGAAGTACGCCTCCAACTGGGCGGAGGTGAGGAGCGGCGAGAGACCGGGGGGAAGCTCGGCCTGCCGCTCAGCGAGCGTCTTCACTGCCATCTGATGTTGACCTTTCTTCAGTCACAGGCGAAACTCCAGGCAAATAGAAGAGCTCCTGGAGGGGCGTCCGAAGGGCTGTGGCCATGAGCCAGGCGGTGCGGAGCCGGGTGGTTCCCCGGGCGCTCTTGCCGGTACCGGACAGCTTGCCGACGGTGGCGGGGCTGATGCCTTTGCCGGTGTCGTCGACGTGCTTGGTGGCTTCGGCGAGTGCGGGACCGGTGAGCCCGGCTCGATGCATGGCCGTCCGTATGGGTTGACCGTCGCCCTTGCGGAGCAGTTCAGGCATCTGCGCCTCGTCTTTCTGGGGGGTAGCCGGCCCTTCGATGAAGTGCCGCTGTGACAGTTATACAGTCACAGACGAAGGGAGCGCAAGGGAGGTTCCCGGAGTCCTGGGGGAGTTTCGGGGAGTGGCTGATTCCTGCCGTGTTCGCGCCGCGTTTCTACTTTGACTTGTGAAAGTAGAAGTCGATCCGGGATGCTTACCCCGTGGGTAACCAGGACCGGGCCAACCGCGGCGCACCAGACGAAGACCTCGCCCAGCTCATCGCAGCCATCCGCGAGGCGTACGACATCAACGAGTCGGAAGTCGCGCGTCGCCTCGGCGTGCACGCCTCCACCGTCAACAACTGGACGAACCGGCGCCGCGGATCGGGCCGGGGCCCCAACCCCGCCACCCTCCGCAAGATCTCCTCGGAGTTCCCCAAGTTCCCCGAGAAACGCGTCTTCGCCGCCGCCCGCCGCCTGCCGCCCGCACCTCTCACTCCGGACGCGAAGGAGAGGCTGCTTAACCTCTTCGACGAGTTGACGGAGGAGCAGCAAGCCTCGATGGAGGCACAGGTGCGCGCAGTAGTAGAGATCAACAGGCAGGGCGGCGGCCCGCGAAGCTCATGACAGGGCCTCACCATCGGTAACCGACTGGTGAGTCTGTTTCTTATGCGGTGTTTCCAAGCCACCCCAGAGCGGTACCTTTTGGGGACGCCGATGCACAAACCTCCCCCGTCGGCACAAGACACATCTGGTTGCCACATCCTCAATGGGGGACTTATGTGTGTCCGCGTACAGCGCGCCTCAGTCGTCACAGACCCGTGGGACCCGTCGACCAAGGCTGTCTGCATACCGAGCTCGCTCGACGAAACACGAAGCCTCATAGCCGTGCGGGCCGTGCTCACCGAACTCGGTGTCAGACAGCCCTACTACGGTGCAGTCTGCTGGTGCGGCGCCCCGGTAGACCCCCGGGAGCGCATCCCCGCACAGCGCTCCCCGAGCGAATGAGGTGACCACGGCGTGGCACGCAGGCCGAGCAACAACCCTCGGCAGATCCGGTCGAAGACATGCGGATGCGCACCCTGCCTGGAGGCGCACCCCGAGCCCGAGCGCCGCCCCCGCCGCGACTGCGTTGGTCCTTGGCAGGCACGCTGGCGCGACCCCGAAGGGCGGCAGAAGGCACGGAACTTCGACCGCAAGAGCGACGCCCTCGCGCACCTCGATGACGTCCGCTCCCGAGTGCGGCATGGCACCTACCTGGATACCGCCCGCGGCGACATCACCGTTACCCAGTGGTGGGGGGAGTGGTGGCCCGCGCACTCCAAGGGCCGCACCGGCACGCGGAACCACAAGGAAAGCCAGTGGCGGACGCACATCGAGCCGAAGTGGGGCCAACGCAAGCTCATCAGCTTGACGTACATGGAGATCCAGGGCTGGATCACCAACGAGGTAAAGGGCCACGCCACCCAGACGAAGGTCATCCAGCTCCTGCGCAGCATCCTGCAATCCGCAGTGCTCGACCGGCGCCTACCCTTCAACCCGGCCGACGAGGTCGTCGCGACTGCCGAGCCGCCGGCCAAGCACCCCGATGACTTGCGTCCGCCGACATTGGGGCAGTACGAGCTGGTGCGCAGTCACCTGCCCGCCTTCTACCGACCACTGGTGGACTTCGCGCAGGAGTCCGGCATGCGGTGGGGCGAGTACACGGCGCTGCGCTGGCAGCACATCGACCACGAGAACGCGACCGCGTCCGTACGCGAGATCGTCGTCGACGACCACGGCCGGCTCGTCCGGCAAGCCATGCCCAAGACGACGGCCGGGTTCCGTACCGTGCCGTTGAGCGGCAAGGCCATGGATGCGTTGAAGGCGATGGAGGATGTCTTCGGCCGCACGCCCGGCACGTCGACGCCTGCGGACGGCATGGCGGTCGAGGAGCTCGTATTCCGCGGCCCGCAGGGCGCGGTGCTGAACCGCAACAACTTCCGGCGCCTGTGGATCCCGGCGATCCAGAAGGCAGGCATCGCACGCATGGTCGTCAGCCCCGAGACCGAGCGGAAGGAATGGTGGCCCCGGGTCCACGACTACCGGCATGCCCTCGCTACGCGGCTGCACGCGGCTGGCGTCTCTGAGAAGGACGTGCAGTTGATCCTCGGTCAGGAGCGAGGTGGCCGCGTCACTTGGCTGTACACGCACGGCAGTGAGGACTCGTTGGAGAAGGTGCGTGCGGCTATAGAGCCGACTCGGCACCTGCGTGCCGTCTCGTGA